CTATTTAGGAAGTTGAGGAAGTTTCTCAAATAAGACCTTAATCCTTTTCTGCAAATCTACCGGCAGTTGAGAGATATATTCTTCCGGAGCCCCAAACTGAACAAAATCCATCATCGTATAAACGTCTTCATTCACATTTTTCCAATAATTCGGATTATTTTGCATGGCAAAAAATGCAGGTGACTTAAGAAGTTCCAAGCCTCCTTCCACAACTTTTTTCAATGATCCTTTTAATTCCTTTTCCGATTCTTTTATTTTCTCTGTAGTTTCATGTATTCCTTCATTCAATAAGGAAAAGACTTTATAAACTTCAACCTCCCGTATTTGTTTTTTGGGAGTAAAAGAATAGAGGGAATGCCCGCTTTCCGGGTATTTACTCCACCCGCCAACAAATGTGATATATTTGTATTGATCTTCCGCTTGTTTACAGAAATCAATAAACAAATGATCCTGAGAATCTTTTACTTTTCCAAAACTTTCCATGACCAGATTCACAATACAATCCTGCTTTTGATCCAGAAAGGCCAGTACATCCGTTACTGCCTTTTCATGAAATTCCAAAAGACCATGAGCAAAATAAGGTGTTGCCTCTTCATCAAAACGAATACGAAGATCAAAAAATCTGACGCCAAATTCATACTGTTCTTCAAGAGACAGGTTCTGACATTTTCCGGTATTCCAAGCTATTATCTGAACCAGTCCGGTTGGCTTAAGATAAGTCATTGAGTTGTGAGTTCCTAATTTAAACATAATATGGTTATTTAAGTGATTAGTAGAAGCTGATTTTCAAAGGGAGCTTCCATTCAGTAAATATAAGCATTAATCCATATCTAATGTAAAAAAACAACTGATATTCTTATTTATTTTCTAATTTGGTCCATAAACAAAAAAAGGCCACTGATTTTCAGTGACCTTCGTGGAGATGGAGAGATTCGAACTATCATAATCACAGATAATCACCAATAATCATTAGTACTAAAAATCAAATAGTTAAATAAATCTATACAGTCACACATAATAGCAGATATCTATAAGTAATCACATTTTTGCGTGTAAATTTGTAACGTTACACGAAAATATTAGATCTATGATTAAAAGGAGTATTACATTCGATTTAGAAAAAAGGAAAAAGGACGGAGTATTGATAGTAAAGAACGTCCCTATACGTTGCTGTATCACTTTTAACCGGCAGAGGATAACTATGTTTACAGGCCATCGAATAGATGCCGATAAATTTATCCAAGCCAAAGGTATGGTAAAGAATGGATGCTATAACGAAATGGGATTTTCTTCCTCCGAGATAAACTACGACATCGAAGAAATGAGATCCACTCTTCAGGAGATCTTTAGAAAATTTGAAATAACCAATGAAATGCCTACAACCGATCAGATCAAAGAAAAATACAAAATAGCCACAGGGAAACAACAGGCCCAAGAAGAAAAAGCAGGCTTATTTGATCGTTATAAAGAATTTATTGATACCATTGGCAGACAAAACGCCTGGTCAGATAGTTCCTTCTACAAACATAACTCAGTTATGCATCTATTGCAACAGTACAATCCAGACTTGGAATTTGACAATTTAGACGAAGAAGAATTGCAGAACATACTTGAGTTTATGAGAGTAGAAAAAAACATCAGAAATACGACATTAAATAAATACTTACGATTTATCAAACAATTTTTATCCTGGGCAGAGTTGAAAGGTTATTTAAAAAATGCTGATTATAAGAGATATAAACCCAAATTAAAAGGAGCCAACTTTGAGCTGAAGAAGGTTATTTATTTAACTTGGGAAGAGTTAATCAAACTTTACACAATGGAAATACCAAATATCCGGTTAGAACAAACTAGAGATGTATTTTGCTTTTGCTGCTTCACCGGATTAAGGTATTCGGATGTTTATAACTTGAAAAAAATAGACATCAAAGATGCCAAATTAAATATAATCACGATAAAAGACGTAGACAACATAAGTATTGAATTAAACAAATATAGCCGGGCGATTCTTGAAAAGTACAAAGATATAGAATTAAAAAAAGGTAAGGCATTACCAGTCCTCAGTAACCAAAAATATAATGATAACTTAAAAGAACTTGGTCAATTAGCAGAACTAAATGAAGAAATGACAGAAGTATGGTATGTGGGGAACAAAAGAATGGAACGAGTTGTAAAAAAATACGAAGTATTAACTACCCACGTAGCTAGAAAGACATTTGTAGTTAACGCGCTTACTATGGGGATTCCACCTCAAGTCATTATGCGCTGGACTGGGCACAATGACATTAAAGCCATGAAACCTTATACAAAGATAGTGGATAAGCTAAAAGAACAAGAAATGAAGAAGTTTGATGAAATGTGATTACGCGCGTACATAATATATATATATTACTCTATTTTTATATTAAGCTGCCCTCCACAGTGAGGGCAGCTTAATTCTGTATGATTCGACTTAGGCAGAAGATCTTCAGGAGATATAAATAATTGCCACATAGGAATATTCATAGCTTTAGCTATTCTTTCATAAGTTTCCCTAGTTGGATTTTTAAGCAATGCGTTAACGTTTTGCTTTTTTATTCCTATCAATTCGGCAAATGCGCTTTTAGACATGCCTCTGTTTTTGAGTATTTCTTCAATTCGATCCATAAAAATTAATTTGATCACTAAATTTACTCACCATATAAATAGTAATCTTATTTAATTACTTAATTAATATTAAAGTATCATTATAATATTACACACATTCAGCAAGTAATGCATTAATATTACTAGATTTGTCCTGTAATGCTACATAAAACTAAATAGACTCGCACGTTTACCCTTTCAATGTATCTATAAGCCTTTCCTGATTAATCCCAGGGAAGGCTTTTATCTTCTTCTTGGGCGACTTAATTCTATAACATTAAAAATCTGTCTCACATCTTTCAAATGGATTATTCTGTCTTCATAGAATGGATTAAGAGAATGAATCTTGATAGTACGATTCTGCACATCATGCTCTGTTATCCTCTTTACCAAGATGCCTTCTTTATGGACGATCACAAAATCCCATTTACGAATATGTAATTTACACTCGATCCAAAACTCCGGCTTTATCTCTCTACAAAGAAGCCTATCCCCTTCGATTAAAGAGTCCGTTGTCCCATCATCCATGCTATCGCCTTTTACTTCGAAAGCCATATAATTACCATGAGCTTCGTGGTCAACTATAAATGGTATACGAGGGAGAGTCTCTATATACTCTGCATCTGCATATCCACACATATACCCAGCATATGCATATTGATTAACCAATGGGACATATATTATATGATCAGGAGAAATTGGTTCTGCGTTCGAAGGAATAGTTTTTATTGGTACCACATTAGACACCGGAGCGTATACATCTCCCTTTCCTGTTATTAGCCAATCTCTATTATATTTTGGAAAACGTGCAATTATTTTATCCACAGTAGATCTTGAGGGAGTTCTATGTTTGTTAATGATAGTGCCTATAGTTGTATTACTAGCAAGTCCAATCTCATTACTAAAAGAATTTTTATTATATCCCTCATTTTCAATTATATACTGTACTCTTTCCCATGCTTCCATATAGATGCGCGCGTATTATATGTGTTAAATAAATATAATTACACGCATTTTATGCTCGCTTTTGTTGAATGCGCGCAAAAAGTGCGTATATTTGCATTGTAATCACGTAACAAAGTTACAAAACTTTAATGGGTGATACAATAGCACAAACGTGCCAATTTAATCTAAACTGGTGATAGTAACCAGTCAACGCTTGAAATCGCAGCTTTCCGTATCCAACGACGACATAGTGGTGCATACCTATAAATAATAGACGCAATACATACTCGTGAAAAGCAGATTCGTGACATGTCCGATGATTGCAGCGGGGCTAAATAACTAAATACTATCGGTATTTGGCTGTATAGACTACGGTTTGTATGCAACCAAATACTTTATATAGACTGTGTGGTGGAAATGGCAGACACATTACTTAATGGTAAGAGCTTTTCGCTATTCCTGGTTCGACTCCGGGCGCAGTCACAATAAATAATAACAATAAAATCAATATGGAAAAAGTAATTAAAGTAAATGAAGGTTTTACCATAACAGGTATGTTTGATGAAATGAAGAAAGGAGATTTTTTCATGGTAGAGTTTGATCAAAAAAGACATACGGGCATAAAAATGGAAGCTTACAGAAGAAATGACAAAGCAAGATACATGAAAAAAGTAAAGTATAAAAAAGATCTTGTTTTCAGAGTTTCTAAAACTGAAAGACCGGGATTTACGTCCATTATTAAAGTAAAGTAATATGGAACGTATATTTCCTGAGCTCACCGCTGAATGTGAGAGAACTGCAATCATGTATTGTTCCGGATTGGAAAAGAAAGAAATCGCTGATATTAAATGTCGTGCAACAAGTACTATCGTAAACCAATTAAGAACAGCATATGAAAAATTAGGTATAAGAAACGGGAGACAACTTGCAATTATATTAGCGGAGCGTCTTTCTGGTCTTCATATCACATTTGACTTTTCTTCTACTACTCGGACAGTTATAGCAGGATGTTTACTTGTATTACTAATTGTAAATCACAATATGGATATGAGAAGACAACGCTTAAGAAGTTCCAGATCTAATAATAACATAGAATTGATCTGCCGAGCAAAGACAATATCTAGAGGAAGAAACATATTACTCACCGCTTAAAACAATCAATAATGGATATAGCAAACATGCCAGCAACAGAAATTACAGCAGGTCAATTGGCAGACCTAATTATCCAAAAACTATCAAATAAAATAGAACCAGCCGAAAAGCCTAAATTATCCCGAGGCCTTGACGCTTTGGCGCAAAAGCTAGGAGTCAGCATAAGTACTGTTGTTAGATTAAAACGAACTGGTGTGTTTGGTGACTCCATAAAGCAAAATGGAAGAGTTATTCTTGTTGACCTAGATAAAGCTGTAGAATACTATTTCGACAAAACAAAGAGAAAACAAAGAAGATAATCACGCTGTGAAGCGTTACATCGGTTAAGTTTATTTTCCGGGTGAAATTCCCGGATCTGGGGGATTAGCTCAGTGGTAGAGCGCGTTTTATCGATCATGTAACGAAGTCGGCAGTTCGAACCTGCCATCCTCCTCTTGTGTAATACGAATTATATAAGACTAGGTTTAATAGTTTTGGACTGCACCATCCGTGAGGCTCGTGCAGTTTTTTTATCAGCAAACAATAAAATCAAATATATATGAAAAAGGTATTTCTTGCGATCCTGCTATTTGCGGGTTTTATCCTCGTGATATCCGAAAGTGACACCTTTGTGCCCAACGTTTTAGGATTAATAATGTGCTGCATATCGGCATATAACCTTAAAGTCTTTAAGGCATGAGGGATATTTATATAAAGGACCCCGACGGCGATTATGATTATGACGGGGAGGAAGATGTAGAAGATCTCGAAGAGATTTATCAGAGAGACTGGGAAAATTCAACTTTGTATTGGTAATATCATCTAAATAAAAAAAAATGGATAAAAATGAATTTTAAACAGCAACTGGTATGTCCGTCGTAGCGCAGCCGGCAACCCCAACACACCAGCAGACGTGTTGACCGAGCTGTCTAAGGATAGCAACTGGTATGTCCGTCGTAGCGCAGCCGGCAACCCCAACACACCAGCAGACGTGTTGACCGAGCTGTCTAAGGATAGCAACTGGGGTGTCCGTTGTAGCGCAGCCGGCAACCCCAACACACCAGCAGACGTGTTGACCGAGCTGGCTAAGGATAGCAACTGGGATGTCCGTTGTAGCGCAGCCGGCAACCCCAACACACCAAATCACAAAGAAACAACTTATGATTTTATAGTTACGGACAACTATGTAGCAGTAAAAGGAACTAACCATATGTGGTATAAACACAATAACCCCAAAATAGCACCTTTTTACACATGTGGATGCTTCTGTGGATCAAGAGAGCAACTCCTAGCAAGGATTTATTCAATTGATAATCTTAGTTGTGATCCAGCAATTAGAGTAAGGATACTTGAAGCATTAGATAAAAAATTCAAAGAGGTATTTGGTAGATAACTGGACCTCCCTGCGATTCTGAGGTGTAAATCTAGTCTCAGGCCGGCAACCGCAAATCTTGACAGTGGTAGACCTTGACATTTGCAATGGTTCGGCAGACAGAAACACGGTAGGAATTGCAGAAGGGACAACAGAGCATATAGTTTAACGGGAGAACATCACCGCACGGTGAAGGATGGGGTCCGACTCCTTAATGTCCACAAACTAAACATAAATCATATGGAAAGATCTGAATCAATAAAAGAGATAGCAAATGCTCTTTGCAAATTTCAACAAGAGGTTGGCAAAATTAAAAAGTCAGCCAACAATCCGTTCTTCAAATCTAAATATGCCACATTGTCTGATATATTAGATGTAATACAGGAACCTTTGTCCAATAGCGGATTATCAGTAATGCAACTACCAGTAGGAGAAAACGAACTGGAGACCATAGTAATGCATATATCTGGAGAATTTATTGCGAGTAAATATACTATGCGACCTACTAAAAATGACCCACAAGGAGTTGGATCATGTATCACATATCAAAGAAGATATGCATTGGGGGCTGCATTAAGTTTGAATATAGATGAAGATGATGACGGGAATAAAGCTTCACAAAATGCTATTTCTAGACCCTCAAATTCTAATCAAAAGAAAGTCCTTACAAGTGAGCACTTGAATAATAAAGAATCAATGGATTCAATGTGTAAATGGATTTACAAAAATGCTTGTGAAGCTAACAAGAATAAGCAAAGATTTTCAATAGCCAATTTAATAGAGAAAAACTATAAAGTAACCCAAGTAGAAATTAACACAATAGCAGAAATATATGAACAATACAAAATAAACAACAATTTATCATGAGCAATATAAAATTACTTGATTCTTGCCCAGTTAATAGGGCAGAACAAACCGATTTAGCGAACAGATTGATATCACCTGTATTAGATGGTGATATCGACCCAATTGAGGCTGTTGTAAAAGCTAAAAGCATAATAGAGGCACTAACAAAGTTTCTCAATGATGATAGAATAAAAGATTGTACAATGTCAGAAATTGAGAAATATGGTAAAGAGACATCATGGAATGGAGCTAAACTTGCAATAAAAGAAGTTGGTGTAAAATACGATTACACAGACTGCTCCGACCCCATCTATGAAGATTTACTTCAGCAAAAACAATTGCTTGATAAAAAAATAAAGGATAGGGAGGTATTTTTGAAATCTTTATCTGGAAGAACAACGATAGTTGATGATGAAACAGGCGAAGTTTCAACAATCATCCCTCCCGTCAGAATGGCTAGTCAAGGATATTCAATAACATTTTCAAAATAATCAATTATGGCAAATTTATATGGATCTATCTGTTTATCAGATATACCACGCGAAGTCATGAAAAAGGTAATGACCTCGAAAGGAGAAAAAATTTTTGTAAACATTTCAATCGGAGAAAAGAAAGAACCGATTACATTCGGAAACAGAACATACACACATTACGTGTCTTGTGCTCCTAAAAAAGATGAAAGAGTGGAAGGTGTTTTTTATGGTATTGGCGACTTGATGGAGTCAAATCCAACTCCTGTTGCCCCATCACCGGAAGATGTTAATAACGCAGAGCATTTAGGTCCAGCAGACGATCTTCCATTTTGATATATGGAACTATACCTCCTAAATACTGCCAGCGGATTAAAACCATGTTATGATTCTGATTTTGAAGAGAAAAAGAAGCTCAAACTAGGACAGACATACAAGGCTAAAATCACGCTGGCACGTAATATCGAATTTCACCGGAAATACTTTCAGCTTATAAATACGGCATGGGCTTATCAGAACGAAGCAACAACAAAACACTTCAAAGAAAATATCAATTGTTTTCGAAAGACAGTTGAAGTAGCGGCAGGTCACTGCGACACCGTATATAGTTTATCCCGAAAAGAATGGATTGATGTTCCTAAGTCTATAGCTTTTGATAAGATGGACGATGCTGAATTTCAAAATCTATACGATCGTGTAAAAGACGTATTATTTTCTGTTTTTCTTCGTCACATATCGGAATATGATTTTATGAACAATCTTTCAAATTTTTAAATATTTATCACCATGAATAAGAATCCTCCACCTCAATACTTTCTTACTGTATTGTACCGTCACACTCAGCCGGTAAAAAACCAAAAGTAATGGACTCTGTCAGGTTGTTAAAGATGGATTTAAAGAAATTTGGAAAGTATATTTCCAGATAAGTAATATATGGAAATATGAAAGTTATACATGTTCGATTGATCTTTAAAAAGACCGATCATTATTTTGGAAGCATATCTGCTATTTATGATTATCTGAGTGAAGATGATATAGGTATGACAAAGAAATCACTTCTTCATTCTCTTTCTTCTGATATCGTTGTAACAGGTAAGGCTATAATAAAACGAAGAGAAATACTAAGGTGTAAGTCAAAATAATTACTAACAATCCAATGCCGGCATAAAAGGATGCTGTGAGGAGCAAGCCCTCGTTTGTATTATTAATCTATTATTGACGGCCGGGAAAGACCGGCAAATGGTGGTATGGCGGAATTGGTAGACGCTACATTGCGGTAGATAGTACTGAATAGGAAGCTGAGGAAGCTAACAACAGCTCAGTCGCTAAACCTATCATTGCAGGTTCGAGTCCTGCTACCACCTCAATCAAACTATTATTATATGAAACAAGTAATATATGGCAAGTGCCCATCAAAGAGCAATTCGTACAAGATCATAACCTATAATGGTCATGGCAAACTTGCAAAGCATGAAAAATTAACGGCTTATGAAAAAGATTTTTATTTGCAATGCAACCATTATAGGAATAAAAGGATAAAAGGCTTATTCGAACTTCATTTAAACGTATTCTATAAGAATCAGCGCCCCGACCTAGACAATTGTATGAAAATAGTTTTAGATTGCTTACAGTCTTGTAATGCTATCAAAAACGATAGAAATTGTGTTAAGATCATCGCAGAAAAGTTTATTGACAAAATGAATCCTAGAATTGAATTTGAAATAATTCCAATATGATATGGCAAAGAAAGAAATAATTCACGCAAAGTGCAACGAATGTAAGCACTCCTCTCCTTTCTCCAACCTGGTTATTACCTGTTCAGAGAAAAAAATGAATTTAGTTGGCAATTCAATAAGGATATGCCATTTCTTTAAAAAGAAATAATCATGAAACAAATTGTCCTTATAATTATGATGATGGTATGTTGTATTACCATAGCAGGAATCATATTATACTGGCTATATCTTCTTCATTGGAGTATAGCAGCTATAGTTGGTGCTATCGTAGCGGCTGGAATACTGAGTGAATATATTGATTAATAACTAAAAGTCATGAAAACATATCAATTTGAAGAAATAACTTTCTGGTTATCATTTATTGCCTATCTACTATGTAGAATAGCAGAAGTATCAGACTTTGTGACTAAAGGACTAATGTTTATTGTTATTTCCTTTGGTATATCCGCAATTTATTTTGCTTTTAAAGAGATAAAAAAACGAAAATAGGATGAATATCCCTACTCTATCTTTAAAACACATTGATATAAGCGACTTTCAATATACCATATTGGAACGTGATATGCATCAATGCGAAAGATGTTTATCTACATTGATGGATGGCGTATCAATCATGCCATACTTAAAAAGAGAAGATATGAATAAAGGAGATCCTAACAACTATTTTTGTTCATGTCCACAATGCATAGATATTCTAAAATGGATTTATAACACCAATAAAGATGGCTAAAGAAGCATATTTTTTTTCACATGATAGTAACGCTCGTAATGATGATAAAATTATCGCCTTACGGATGAGACTTAAAGCGGAAGGATATGGCATATATTTCATGATATTAGAAAGGCTTCGTGACAGTTCTGACTATATGAGCATCAAAGATTATAATATGTTAGCCTTTGATTTTCGTGTATCAGCAGATACTGTCAAATCAGTCGTTGAAGATTTTGGGCTATTTTCTTTTACCGAAGACGGTAAGCGATTCTATTCCGAAAGCTTTTTAAAACGCATGAAGCAGAAAGATGAAAAGTCTGAAAAAGCCAGAGAATCAGCTAATAAGCGATGGGAAGAACATAAACAAGAATGCGAACGCAATGCGAACGCATCAATTCAAGAATGCGAACGCAATGCTATAAAAGAAAAGAAAGGAAAAGAAAATAAAGAAAAAGAAATAAATATAGAATCTAAAGATTCTCTTGATGAGCTTGCCTTTGAAACAGTATGGGCAATGTATGAAAAAAAAGGAACTTCTAAGGTATCTCGTAGCAAATGGGATAAATTGCCTAAGTATAAAAAACAATTAGCTTTAAATCATATCCCTCTATATGTCCAGGCTACACCTAATAAAAGATACCGGAAAAACTTTGAAACATACATCAACCAAGAGGCATGGAATGATGAAATATTTACTTTCGATCAAAATCAGAGCAGTGACCTAGGCGAAGGAGTATGGGTTGAAAATGGAAAGAAATATTATGGGGACAAGAACAATCCCAGGGAAATTCCCATGTCAGCACCTAAACGCCCCGGCAAACAGTATGCTTACGATCGAGAGAAAAATAATTGGACGATATTATGACTTGGGAAGAATTGAATATCAAAATACCCTATGGTAGGACTTCAGGCAAAATCAAGACATTTTGCCCTGCTTGCCATAGCAAGAGAAATAACAAGGCGGATAAATCATTGTCTGTAAATTTAGACGAAGGTTTGTATAAATGCCACTATTGTGGTTATTCCGGCTGTATAAAAGAATTCCCTAAGAAAATCAAGAAAGAATACGTTCGTCCCACATGGAAGAATGAGACTAAATTATCCGAAAAGGTTGTAAAATACTTTGAAGGAAGAAGGATTTCGCAAGATATACTTAGAATCATGAAAATATCCGAAGGTGTAGAATTTATGCCACAGGATAATTGCAAGATGAACACTATTCAGTTCAATTATTTTCTTAACGGAGAACTAGTAAATGTCAAGTATAGAACAGGGAATAAACATTTTAAGCTTATTCCTAATGCAGAACTTATCCCCTATAATCTTGATGCTATCAAAAATTCGACTGAATGTATCGTTACGGAAGGTGAATTTGATTGTTTATCATTCATTTCTTGCGGATTCACTCATACCATCAGTGTCCCAAATGGAGCTAGCGCAAATACATCTTACCTCGACGACTACTGGGAGGATTATTTCGAAAACAAAGAGACTGTTTACATAGCTTCAGATACAGATGCAAAGGGAATAATACTCAGAGATGAGCTTGTGAGGCGTTTTGGGGCCGATAGATGCAAAATTATATCTTACGGGGAAGATTGCAAGGACGCGAATGAATTACTCGTTAAAAACGGCCCATACGCGTTAAAGCAAGCAGTAGAAAACGCGTCTGAGTTAAAGATTGATGGAGTATTTACCGTTTCTGACTTTGAGGATGAGTTGGATATTCTCTATGACAAAGGGCTCCAAAAGGGTTTTACTATCGGATTTGATAATTTTGATGCGTTATGTTCCTTCGAAACTAAACGGATGTGCATTGTTACCGGTATTCCCGGCAATGGTAAATCTGAGTTTTTAGATGAGATAGCTGAAAGACTTAATATTCTTTATGGCTGGAAGTTTGCATACTTCTCTCCTGAAAATTTCCCTTTGAAATACCATGCTTCAAAAATGGTTAGTAAAATTACAGGGAAAAAGTTTGACAAAATAAGCCTTCCGCTCAATGAGTATAGGCAAGTAAAGCAGTATATGAGTGATAATTTCTTTTTCATCTTTCCAGAAGAAGGTTTTTCTGTAGATACCATACTGGAAAAAGCCAAGTATCTGATAAGAAGAAAAGGAATAAAAGCCTTGGTTATTGATCCTTGGAATCGATTAGAGCACCAAATACCTTCGGGCATGAATGAAACTAATTACATAAGTCAAACTCTTGACAAGTTTACAAACTTTGCACAAAAGTATGACATATTGTTTTTCTTAGTTGCTCATCCCAGGAAAATGAATAAAGATGCCAGTGGACAATTCGAGGTCCCTACTCTATACGACATCAATGGGTCCGCTAATTTTTACAATAAGACAGACTATGGTATAACCGTACAGAGAAACAAAGAGACCGGGACCGTTGGCGTGTATGTGCAGAAAGTTAAATTCAAGCATTTAGGAGAAACAGGTAATGCAACTTTCAAATACAACATCAACAATGGCAGATATGTTCCATATTACGAATCACAAGATCCTATTTGGGATAATTCTAATCATTTGATTAACAAAATAACTAATCAGCTAAAAGAGTCAGAAAGAATTGAATTACCCTTTGATATGTATAACGGGGAAGAGGCCCCATTTTAATCAGTAATCATGAAATCAGAAAAGAAATATTACCATCTCCTCACAAAAGAGGAGGCTGAATACGCTATGTCTTTACCGGAGCATGTATTCCGACGAAGATACAAAGAGCCAGATCAATGCAGATATTCGGATGCAATGGATAGAAAATTCGGATGTGCCTGGATTTTTAGAGATGAAAATCAGAGAACTGATATCGTAAAACAGTGCAAAGGATGTCTTTGCAGAGCTATAAATAAATAACAACATGAAACAATACAATAGTTGGAACGAAATAGATCAAGACACAGGAGGACTTGTAACGTCTCTCACATACATCGTTCTGTTTCTCAACGATCAAGTGTACAACTCGACAATTGAATTGAGAGACAATATCAAGGATACCTCTTTTTACAAGCATGAAGTAAAAAAACATGTCAACGATCTTTACAGGTTTATGAGGTCATATAACACCAACATCGGTGTTACCGCAAAGGTCAACCAAGAAGCATTAGCGATAATCACTCAAAGCATGGAAGACGATATAAAACCTCATATTGACCGATATGGCTTTGCCATCAGCCAATCATTACATAATGCCGGTATACATGGAGGACTAAACAATTTGATATCCATATCATCCACGATCGACATGTTGTGCCAGGCTTCTAAAATTACAATACGGGACTTTTATACGGCAATTAGCAAGTACGCACCACTTGCCTGTAACCCGTTATTGTATCTTTCGATGGATAAAGCCATGTTTTTAACAAGGCGTATAACAGACAGCCTTACCCCAAAAGATGTACATATAGACCTTAATGAGATACCGACAATATCAACCGCTTTTCAAGCAATCGCAAACAAATTGTTGAGTCCTGAGGTATTTGAAAAGGCCTTTAGCGAATGCGAAATACAATAAAAGTCTTGAAACTAAAATAACGTTCTGACTTATTTTAGTTTTTCTGCAAAAATTAAAATAACAACTAAAAATAAGTAATCATGAGCAAGCAAAGTGAAAACAAAGAGAAACAGGGATTTAGAAAAGATGCTCCTTGTTGTAGTAACTGCGTAAATTTTACATTCGAGAAGAAACCTCTTGAGTGGAGCCCGACGTATTTTAAAGACACCAATCTCCGGTGCTGCATTGGAGGTTTCGCTGTTGGAAAATCGAATTGGTGCAAACTTCACGAATTTAAGAAAAGATGAAAATCAGAAAGTATAAAAACGGAACTATCAAAATGACTGCGGAGAATAAGCGAGATTCAAACAATCTCATGGCTTTTCTTGGAGGGTGTGCCGGTGCAGGTTCTAACTTCGCAAAAATAGCAGGAGAAAGAAATAAGTGTCCCAAGTGTGGATCAAACAATACAAAGATGCTTGATTTTGAAAATGATACCTGCAATGATTGCAATGCGATTTATAGTATTCTTCAATAATAAAAACATAAGAGGGAAACAGTTCGCAGCAATCAGTACGAGTGTGTTGTTAGGATTGCCAGCATCCGCCACATAAGAACCATCTAATCCTGTAAATAACGTGATGCGCTGGTGGTACGTGTACAGATAGCAAACAGGCGTTGGGATAAAACACTCGGCGAACAAATCCCTCTTTAAACTAAAAAATAACGAATATGGTAACAATATCAATAGATGTAAAAGCGACAAATGTTCAAATTGATCCTGCTGGAGTAGAAAGTGTTAACCTCATGGCCGACATTGATGTTCATGAGATCGACAATATTCTTGACAGTATTGGCCAAAAGGCCATTGCGGTATATATGCGCGAGAATGGTTATTACTGTGAAATTGACTAACAATTAAAAAATTATGAAACAGACAAAAGAAGATAGAGCGGAAGCATATAGAAAAGATATGTGCATCCTTGACGGAGATAAAGTTCGCTTTGATAGCATTGATATAGGTTCTGCCAGATATGTCGCTTTTAAAGCTGGCGTAGAATGGGCACTAAAGAATAAAACGAATTCTAGGGCTATGTGTCTTAGGGATAAAACAAAGACATGTAACTTATGCCATGAGTGCGATACAGATGTTTTGAACCCCAATTACTAATTTCTAATTAAAAAAACATGAAGTACATACCTGTTTTCGGTAGAGATATTGAATCAATACGAAAAAGTTTGAATAGCAGAACTCATTTGATTGAAACGTTTGAAAGAGAGGACGGTTTAAAATTGTACATATTAGCTAAAGAAATAAAGATGGGACTTGATGATAATTCTCCGATGCCATGGGGAAAATATAAAGGCGAAAAAATGGCAAATGTTCCGGCCTCATATCTAATGTGGCTTTATGATAATAACAAATGTAATGCGGAAGTCCAGGCATACATTAATGATAACATGGACGCTCTAAAGGAAGAAATCAGGCAATTAGGAGATAAAAAGAAATGAGTAACATTGATTTGAACATATTACGAGATCAAGCTTATAAGATAGCTTGTGACCACGGATTCCATGATAAGGAATTGAGTAACGAACACTTTCTTTGCCTTGTTATCAGCGAGCTGATGGAAGCGGTAGAAGCTGATAGGAAAGGGAAGCGATTTGACAAGGGAAAATATGAATATAACGAGATAACCGAATGCCAGGGATGGCTTACAGCAGAAGAAAAATTTATCAATGTTTTTAATCGATGTATCAAAGACACTGTTGAAGACGAACTTGCCGATGCCGTTATCCGCTTGTTTGACTTGGCTGGGATGCGGAATATTTCTCTTGAACTTGTAACTAAAGATATGGCTGATGGCATAGATGATATGGCTGAATCATGTAAAGACGAAACATTTACAGAGTCTATATATGCTATATCTACACTTGTATCGAGATATGATGGCTTATACGATTTTCCTACCGCCATTAACGATATGATAATGGCTATTTTCGGATTAGCAAAGTATCTTGACATTGATCTACTTTGGCATATTGAGCAGAAGATGAAGTATAACCAGTTTCGTGAGAAGATGCACGGAAAGAAGTATTAACCCTCAATTCTAAAAATTTTTGAGATGGCACAAAATTAAAAAATGAACTTATGGGAAAAGTACACGCCTCTCTGTTCTCCGGTTTCGGAGCTGCTGATCTTGCCGCTACATGGATGGGTTGGGATAACGCCTTTTGGTGTGAGATAGACGACTTCCCCCGGACTGTACTAAGTTACTGGTTCCCTAAATCAAAAGGATATGGAAACATTAAAGAAACAGACTTCAAATTTTGGCGGGGAAAGATCGATGTTCTCACCGGAGGGTTCCCCTGCCAACCCTTCAGCGTTGCTGGAAAGCGAAAAGGACAGGAAGACGACCGCTACCTCTGGCCGGAAATGCTTCGCGCAATACGAGAGATACGGCCCACTTGGATTATTGGTGAAAACGTTGGTGGAATCATCAGCATGGTACAACCCGGTTGTGAAACTGAAGTGGAACATCAAGCCGCTTTATTTGAAGAGACTGACAAGGAAACGATACTCGAACAAGAATACGTTGTCGAAACCGTCTGCCGAGATCTTGAGCAAGAAGGATATTCCGTCCAGCCGATTGTTATTCCGGCTTGTGCCGTCGGTGCGCCGCACAGAAGGGACAGGATCTTCTTTATTGCCTACCGTTCAGACGCAGGGACTGAAGGTTTGCAATTCGCAAGGAAAAACGGAATTTATCAATCTGCGCTTGTTGCCAACTCCGAATGCAAGGGAAGCGGACAAATACAGCAAGAAATACAATCCGAACAGTCAGATGGGAACTGCATTGACAGCATTGGCAATGAACGGGATGCTACCAACACCAACCAATTCGATGGTTACGTATCAAGATTTTGTTCAGGCAGGATACCACAGTTCGAAGCGTCCGGAATACGGATTGATACCGACACCCGTATGCAGCGATGCGAAAAACAGTGCCCCATACCCGAGTCAAAAGAATCGATATTCAATAATGGGTTATCTGATGCGTCAAGGCGCGACTGGCGAAACTTCCCGACTCAATCCCCTGTTTGTCGAAGAAATGATGGGCTTCCCTTTGATGTGGTGCGTCTTACCATTTCTCTCACAGCCTGGTGTACCGGATCAATCAAAGGATACGGGAATGCGATAGTCCCGCAGGTAATGTATGAGATATTTAAAGCAATAGAAACAATTCAAGAATAAAAAAAAATGAATGAAACAAAGATCATATTAGACGCTTGTTGTGGCAGTCGGATGTTTTGGTTTGATAAAGAAAATCCTTTGACATTGTTCGCTGATATCAGGGACGAAGAACACATTCTTTGCGATGGCAGGAACCTGAAGGTTCATCCGGATATCATATCCGACTTTACCGATATGCCTTTTCTGGATGAATCATTTAAGCTAGTGGTATTTGATCCTCCCCATCTTCTAAAGGCAGGTAAAGGGAGCTGGTTGGTCAAGAAGTACGGGAAGCTTCCAGAGGATTGGCCAAAGGTGCTAAAGAAAGGCATAGATGAATGCTTCCGTGTTTTGGAAGACTACGGAGTCCTTGTCTTTAAATGGAATGAGGATCAGATAACGGTAAAAGAAGTTTTGAAGGCCATAGGTCGGCAGCCGTTGTTTGGACATACTACTGGAAGGAGCGGTAAAACTATGTGGATGTGTTTTATGAAATTACCTAACAACTAAAAAATAACGAGTTATGGCAAAAGTGTTTATAACAAAGTATGCTCTAACTAAGGGCATTATTGAAAAAGAAGTAGAGATCCATTCTTACAGGGATGGATCTAAGTATGCCTATGTAAAAGGTGAATTTAACGGTTATAAGATGACGAAAGATGCTTTTTATAACCATGAAAATGCCATCCGAAAATCCGAAGAGATGAGACTAAAGAAAATTGCGTCTTTGAAAAAGCAGATCGCAAAGTTAGAAAAACTCTCATTTAAAAAATTATGAAGCTAAAAGATATAGCAAGCCAATTGGCTAATCGAATAAACCAGCCAGCAACAATCGAAGTATTTCTTCGACAGGTATATGCGAAAGGTTTTGTAGACGGAACTAAACAATCCCCCTGGATAAGCGTAAAGGAAAGGTTGCCATATGATCAAAATATCGTCTTGGTAAGAGGCGAATATGGAGGAAAAGCTACAGCATATTATCATGGTTATAGTAGCGGATTTATAATTTACGGAGAAGAAGCCTATAAGGTTTTTGGAGAAGTAACGCATTGGATGCCAATACCGGACTGCGAAGAAGGCTAAACGTTTGCTCGCCTCATTTATAAGGTGAGCAAATGAGGAAGCTTTGAAAATTAATAATCATATAAAGATAAATAAAGCATGAGCAAACTTAAAGAAGCTGTTAAAGAATATGTTGAATCTTTTCCTTGGAAAAGAGGATCTGATTATAGTCAAAAATATTGCCATGATGCTTTTATCGCTGGAGCCCAATGGCAACTACAGCAATTAGGCCATTCCGATCCTCCCGGAGAACAAGGAGCGGACGGTACTACAATCATCAAGGAAGTGATGAAAGAAAAGGCTATCGAGGCCTTTAATGAAGCGATGATTTATTTCGAATCACCGGACTGCCCGACAGCGGAGGAAGCCTTGAAGCATTTTATCGCTTGCCTGGATCAGGGCCTAGATAGTGGTTGTTCGGAAAAACCGAACGACTTGATATGCGGTGATTGTGACGCTTATTGTGAATGTCAGATGGCCGGTGCCGAGCACAACGACGTTGCCTGTCCGGGGTTTGATGATAGTTCTTTAAATCAATTAAACGGTAAAAATAATGAAAAAAATAATGTTTAATGACCGGTTTAACTTAACAAGGTTAGTTCTGGAAGGTCGTAAGAATATGACACGACGGTTCATTAATAGTGATTATTCCTCTATAATAGTTTCAGAGGGCAAATATTTGGGTGTAGTAGGGAATGAGGAAGAATATATACGGATCGTACCGAAATATGAAATTGGTGAAATTGTAGCTATAGCACAACCTTATAAAACGGTATGTCAAGATGATTGGAAAGCCTTATTGAGTCACTACCCTGATCTAGCAGAACGAGAAGACGCTGAATGTCTTGCAGGATGGAATAACAAGCTGTTTGTCCAGGCCGATTTAATGATTAATCATATACGTATCACAAATATTAAGGCTGATCGACTTCAAAATATATCTGAAAAAGATTGCCTAAACGAGGGAATAACGAGAACTATACACAAATCCGCCGACGGTGAATGGGCTAGATATTATTGGTACCATGGCGTTACCAAGACTAATTGTCCTCATGGGCAATACAAGGAATATGATACGGCTACCGAGGCTTTTGCTAACCTTATTAATGAGATTGGCGGTAAAGGCACTTGGGAGCGAAACCCGTTTGTCATGGTTTACGAATTTGAATTGGTGAAATAGTTCAAATCACGAAAGAGATGAACCATATCGTTGACGCTAATGAAATGGTATAGATCATCTCGTTGATCCCAACAAAATGCTTTAGAAACAGCAAAGCCGCCCGGCTGACTCCCGGACGGTTCTGTAAACTCTCATCAGCCTATAAGCTCTATTTGATTTATCCATTAAATGAGACACATCAACCTTCGGAGCCTGCATATTTTCTCATTAAAGTTTACCGGCTCGAAGTCAAGGGAGTCAACTAGGCGATCGACTTCTTTCCTAGCTGATTCCCTTTTTAACTTCTGTATTTCCTTGTCTTTTTTTCGCATAATCGTTTCTTTTGATGTTTGTGGCAATCGCAGCTACAAATAAACATCTGTATGTCTTTTGATAGCTTTCTACCGATGTATCCTGCCAAATAAGCTATTTCTTCCCCTCCTGCCGGCATTTTATAGACTATGGCTAAGTGATCCTCCAAATGCCTTAATTCATGCATCAGAGAGTCTGAAAACTCTTCTAAAGAAGATGTCTTTCCAATAACCATGACAGACTCTCTTAGATGATAATTCGAATAGCTTAAGCCTGTGTTGAGTTTGCATGCTTCCAAATTACGATATGACTCTTTCAATTTTTGAGGAGGACAACCTATACTTTTTAGGCAGTCCATTATCTCATCAGTCCAATAACATGTGACATGGTAAAATATATGTACTATCCAATTGTATTTAGGTATGTTTAGCTCCCGGTAAATCATCGTTTTACAGCATTAAATTTTCGTTCTATTTTTCTGCGCTGCTGTCTGGATAGATTTGTATTTTTCAAACCATCTACAACGGAAGCAACTTTATCATAATCCTTTTTTGGCATACTAGCCAGCACGTCCGAGGGGGACTCTCCCTTAAGGATACGAAATATGTAACCCCATCCGCTCATTAGATCATTTCCTCCCAAATTATAGGCGTTCCAGAACCGATCATATCTGCATAGAATCGTGTGAATACAATACCATCGTAAGCATCCGGATCGTCACAGACATTTTTAATATACAGAGCTGCATATTGTTCATTTGGCACAGAAGAGCCTAAATAATCGGCCTTGCACATATTAGCCGCATATACATAATCGAAGCCTCCTTTTTTCTTTACTTCAACACTGTATTTCTTCAACAGTTCTTCCACCTGTTCTTTCGTCCAAGGTGTGATTTTCACTTTCTTGCCGTTACCATCTTCTTTTTCCATCATGGATACAGCAAAATCACACATGGCCTTGCTAAAATGCCATCCGTATTGCGAAAGGTAAGCTTTCATGCCGGAAGGAAATTCGTCATACATATCTAGTCTCATATTATTGTCAATTTTAAATGAAGGGGAACACCGTCCCCCTCCTGATTAATAACGTCTACGTCTGCGGTACTCTCCCGCGTAACGACCGGTCCCTTTTACACCGCGTCTCTCTCCATAACCGTCACTACCTCCACGTGACCAATCACGACGAAATTCATCATTATCATCGTCATCATCATCCCTGAATCCCATGCCGCCATCCATAGCCTTTCTTTTGCCTTCCTTGCAGCCGAGTTTATAGGCTTCTTCCATAGCCTCCATCAAATCGTCGTCCTCATAGGCGTCAAATTCTCTGTAAAGTTCTTCTAGTTTTCTTGATCCCATATTACGTTGTTGCTTTTTTATTGTTAGTACTCTGTTTGTCAAGAAGAAGAGACTTAAGTTCTTCGAATCCGCCACCAAATATCTTCTTCATTTCCGAAATTTCATTTTCAAGACTTTGAATCTTACTTTCCTGTTCTTTTTCCTTTTTAAATTGTGGATTAAGCTGGTTAAGCATTAATTCGCAGTTATCAATGATTGACTTATGAGTCTCTATGCTGGCCAATATCTGTTGACTGTTTTGCAGCATGGCACTGATCTCCTGATTGATCATCGTTTGATCACAGGATAACACCAATTTTTCACCATTTTCAGGTTTATAATCAGCGATAGACTTGTCTGCTGGGACAGATGACAACTTAACCGTATCATCTCCAACTTTGACTGATATATCAATGATCATTTCAGGCTGCATAGCCGGATATCCATTTACCATATTCTGAGGCTTCGGACGTAAATTGTTTACTCCTATCACGCTTCCTATTTCGCAAAATGGTTTATCTGTTTTATGCAAGATAAAATATTGATTGCCTTCTCTTAGTTCTTTAAACGTCATTTTCTTCTTGATTTAAAAGAGAGCCGGAGTTACCCGGACTCTCATCATTTACTTTTTACCGCGCTTGCTTCTGCCGGGCTATTACTTCCCTGAGCAGCAGGAGTAGGATTGTTTGAGGATTTTACACCTAACAGACGGAATATTCCCTGTGGTTTATTAAACCAAACAATATGCTCTGTGTAACCACCTACCACTGGTGATCCGCTACCCGTATCTACCGGAACGTTTACATCACTACCTATAACCTGGACATTATGATGGTCAACTACCGGAATCCGGTTCGTTCCTATTTGGGTATCTTGTGACGGAACAGTGGTTGCATATCCGTTAGGGATAACCACATTAACCGGATAAGAAGCCTCAGTAGTCGTAACAGGATGTCTCACCCGCCAGATTAGTACCCCAGCCTCCGGAAGTGCACACCATTCGAACGGATTAAGTCCGAAATCAATCTGCGACTCTTCGCCCGTAGGTGTAGTAACAACCTTTCCTGTTGTTGATAAGACATAGATTCCATTCACGTCAACCCTGGGGACGCAAGCTCTTACATTAAATCTTGCAGTCATATTATCCCCTCCTTACACTAAGCCGTTATAAGCACAGCCACATCCTTCGCGAGTAACCTGTACCTGCATTGGATTGCAACAGTTCGGATTTGGAACAAAATAAGCCGGGATAGGGCACGGAGACTTAAGCTGAGCCACAATGTTTGCAGTCTGAGCAGCCTGAGATATGCCCAATTCCAAAGCAGATTTTTCCTGACGCAAAGTATCAATCTTGCTCTGCATTTCGCGCATTTCAAGCTGACAGAATTTGTCATTGATAATTTGAGTCTGAGCATCAATCTTAGCGCCTAAGATGTTGAACTGTGTGTTAGAGTTGCCCGTCAAAGTATTAGTTTGATTAACAATAGCTAACTGATTTTCGTAACCCTGTGTAGTGATAGCGTTACGGACATCGCAGCAACATGAAGCAATCTGGCTTAACAATTGTGTGTTTCCAGATTGAACGGCATTGATGATCTGCTGAGAAGACAAACCAACCTGGTTGCCTACATTTTGAATCTGTCCCTGAATCTGACAGATAGCATTTTGCAACTGCTGAGTTGAACAATTAAGCGAGCTTGACAACTGGCCTATAGCCTGTCCATTGCCTTGAATTGCATTCATAAGAAGTTCACGCCCGGCGTCGTTGTTAAGTTCAGCAGGTAAACCGCCGCCGTTACGGTTATTGCCAAAGCCGTTACCATTGCCCCAACCGCCAAAGACGAAGAAAAGCAGAATGATCCAGATCCACCAACAACCACCGCCACCCCAAGCATCTTGATTGCCTTTGTTGTTCATCAAAGCTGCAACTAGATTAGGGTCTAACGATTTTCCGCCACCTCCCATTAGACTAGGAAGAAACGCCATGATGTCAAATTTGCTTCCACCGGAATTTCCACCTTCAGGAGTACCGATAAAATAATTTCTATCCATTTTGTATATCTTTTTTGTTGTAGCAGGAAATATTCCTTACCGATACAAAACTACAGATACACATCTAGTCTATAAATCAATGATTTCCTTGTGATTTATTTATGTTTTCGTATTGTATTCTCAACATTTTCCCACGCTGTATTCGGTCGGAAAAACCAGATAAGATATAGTTTATCGAACGTTTAGTCTTGTTCGTCTGCAAAGCTATTTGAGAAGGATAAAAGCCGCGTTCGTAAAGAAGATGAACAAGCAAGTAGCGAGCGTCTACAATTTCGGCTTCCTTGCTATTTGAAAGGATTTCGTTAGTTGATATCTCTGTTTCTTCTGAAACAATTCTTAATATTTCGGCAAAGATTTCTGATTTACACATAAAATTTGAATTTTAATTTTACCTTTGCCCTTGCTACATAAAACATACTATACAATGCAACAAAAGCGTAACCATTCGTGTTGAAGATATTAAAGTCCCCAACGTGCGAGTGGTTACGCTTGTGTATCAGTTTTATGTAGCAGTTAAACGGATACGTTGGGGGCTTTTATTTAACCTCTGAAGCCCCAGAAAAGAGGTGCTTATGAACAAAAAGCTATTTCTTTAGTTTATATATCATTTTACCAAGTACAACCAGAATTATTACGATCACAATACCTATAGCCCATCCTCCCAAATCAACCTTCACTCGTTGCCAGACAGTCAATCTTTTTTCTATTTCTATTGGATACGGTTCCCGGATAGTGTCAGTACGGTTTATATACACCGTGTCTATTCTGTCCTTGTACTTGTAGATGTACCTATACCGGTATTCAGTAACACTGTCGCCTTTATAGATAGTGGAAATTGAATCATGTACAAATACGCTATCAATCCTAACAGAGTTAAGATACACACTATCAGTCCTTATCGTTTCTACAGGTATATACTTAACCCGAATACCGCAAGAGGACATTGCGACAACAAATAAAACTGTTAATATGATATACCGGATTTTCATTGCTTAATGATGATCTGTTTTCTCTGTTCTCCCTCTAATTTCAATGACACATGCAAGAAATTCTTGTGCCGATAGAGAATAGCTTGATCGAACAGCAGGCCAGAATCTTCCAATACTTCCAGCAAATCGCCAGCTTTCCCTTCAATATGTAGATCTGCAGCTTCTCCTTTAACATGCTGGCTGGTTGGTACACCACCTACCGCCTTATTCAATTCAGGGCAACGGTAACCGGAATTAATCGATATTGATTTACCTATAGCTTCCCGCAATGGCTGTAGCAATTTTGCACAAAGATTAGTTATAGCAAGCTTCTCTCTCGACCCCGGTTCATTTTTGATGCCTTTGGCGATAGCTGTATCACTATGTACAAACTCTTCTAATGTAAAGTTTTTTGTAATGTTCATTTCTCTTTCTCTTTTTCTTTTTCTTTTGCCGTGATTAAAGCCTCTGTAAATGCGTCTTTCAGCATATCTTTGTTTAGTACACTCCCTATAAGAGCAGCTGATTTTGCAGCCTGTCTAAGCTGTTTTGCGTCCGCCTTTTCCCATATGGATCTAATCTCTGTGATAAGGATAAACACCGTAATCAAAGATGTTATAACCGGTATGTTTGTCAAAAAAGAGAAATGGATAAATTCCCAGAATTTGCAAACATAGCAGACTGCGTCAATACTCCATGCAATGCAGACACTCCCAGCATACAGGATAAATTTACTTACCGTCCGACGCATCCCATAAGAATTACGGTCTTCTCCTCGTAGTTTTGCTTTATAATAGCCTGATGCGAAATCCCAGCTCATTGCAAAAAGGACAAGCACCAGCTCAAATATGGAGATGATAAGCATCCCCCTCATTTCCCAAATCATTTTTATTACCTCCATTCCCTAGTCGATCTTTTTTATTGTACCCAGAGCACTAAAGAGTGCCCTGGATATACTTTAGTTAAGTATTTATGACAATCATTCTTCTTTGTTGTTCCGTTGTTCAAAAATTGATTTTGTATCGGATAATGCAGCGGTATAGATAGCTTCGCTGTCTTCGTCCGATATAGGTCTGTCGAACGAAATATTTTTGGTTCCGTCTGCATTGATTGTAATATACCCAAACCGGACATCAGCCTTTTTGACCGTTCCTGTTATCGATGTTACGTTCTGACCTTCGTCTTGGGCTACGTTATACTGTATATCGTAACCTGCAACATTGTTTAGGTAAGTACTTTTTACCACTGATGATACTTGTTCTAGTGCCATAATTATTCCTCCTTATTTTTTGTTTCTGATTCTTCGCCTGCTTTTGCCACGGCATCAACAAGAAATCTTTTTAATGCCGTTCCCAATAAAACCAACATAGTCTTAAAGTCTTCTTCTAAGATATCAATTGGTCCTTCCGAGTAATATATCTTTCTAGCCAACTCAGACATTGGAACACTTTCAGAAGCCCGGTGAAGAGCATTCCCCATTGCTTTTCGCCAATCCTGCAATTCAAATTGGTCAACGCCAACTTCTACTTTTAACTCTTTAAAATTGATTCTTACTTGTTTCATGATTTTACTTTTTATATTTACCAATTATTATCGTACATTCCAACGCATAACCAACCTGCACCAAGGACGTTACTACCGGGATTAGGTATCTGATAGTTATATCTAATATTGACGAATAAAGCAGCTGTTCCTCCGTTTAAAGCTATCCACTTACCATTACACGCAATATATCTTGTATAACCCTCATTTGTATTTACAACAATAACAAATTGCCCGCTTGATCCTATTAAATTATATCTCCAAGCTCCTTCTTGCCCATGATATATAATAAATATGTTAGATGTATATCCGGGTATTGAAGTATCTGTACTAGCATCCAATGGTACATCATAATATGTATCACCATTACTAGCCACCTTCCTAGTAAAAGTGACAGGTGGATATTTATTATTGTCTGATGGATTTCCGGGGTTCATGGCTCCTTCTGGGCAATAATATCCAGCACCACCATTCAAACCCGTCTGAAGAGCATTCAGGCGTCTTGTTCCAAATCCGTCCCTGCACCATATATCTCCCGAATAAAATCTATAACCTCCTTGATGATAAAGATTCCCCGATAGCCACATATTGCCATCAGAGCCAAAAGATATTCCACCCATTTTGTCCCCCTTTTCATTTAGGCAATCCAAGGACTTAAATGATCCGGTGGCTCCTTTTAATTTGTTTACATATAAATTGTCAACATCAATAATCTTAGTACTAATAAAACCGCCCAAAATAGTCGTATCACCGCTTGTCATGGCGTCTGCCAACTTCTTAAACTCAGCTGTTGCTGCCGAATTTGCCACATCTTCAGCAGCAATATTTGTTGCATAATTTTTTAAAGTGTTAGCTAATGTCGTTGATTGTACATAATCTGACAATGTACTGGCTAATGCATAGTTACTTAGTTTATTATTCAAGCTGGAGTTTGTCACATAATTGGATAAAGCATTTGTTACATCAGACATTGACGCTTTTTCGTTTATCCTATTATTGACCGTCGTATAATCCGACAGCATGTTAAATGATACCGCACCGACTAGGTCAATATTTTTAGCTTCAATTTTATAACTAGATGCCGTTTGATTAACCTTTGATATTATAGTTTGTCCGTTATAATCTGTACTAGAGACTTTTTGGGTTATAGAATAAGCATTTTGGCTAATGCTTGACTCCGCTGTTTCTACCCTGCCCGTCAAAGAATCGAACTTTTTATTTGTTGCAAATAGGGTATTCCCTTCAGCCTCAGTGATCCAACCTGATGTTTTTATTGTATTATCAATTTTGTTAATTGATTCCACAGTTGCAGAAATACGATCACTTTGAATAGATAATTCTGCATTTGTAGCATAAATACTGAGATCCGGTTTATCCGTCAAGTTGTTGTATCCTGATCCGGATTTTATAGTGAGGTGAGCCGCTACAATCACCCCATCTACAAGGTTGAAGTATGTTTGACCGTCAGAACTAGCAATCACGCTAGTCGTAATACTTCCAGGCAACACCTCTGTGAATCCATATACATTACGATAGCTTCTTTCTCCCTCATATTCACTTGATAAAGTACCTATCAGAAAATAGTAATCTCCGTCTCCCGGGTCCATCTTATAGGCCGTCTTGCTCAAAAGAAAAGCTCCAGTCGTCCCCGTCTTTGAGCATTTAGCATAGAAATACATAGCAGCCGTTTCGTCCAAGGACGGAGAAGTGTATGATGACATATCCCAAAACCTATATTCCGAGGGCTTATGTGTTGGGGATATCTTGTCAATACCCAATGTCATGTGTTGGAGTATCGTTGCCGGGGCCGTAAAGACTTTTGTTTTCTGATTGTAAGCAAAATCAGGTATCGTTTCAACCGGATTTGTTTTATTGTTTACAAAGCGAAATTGAAGACTTTCTGATCCGACCTGTAAAGACATTGTCTGGATATAAATAGGATTGATAGCCTCTGAAAAACCGTCAATGGCGGCTTCCAGCATCTTGCCTGTTTCCTCCAAATCCCTAAACCTCCTTTTCGTTAAGGATATTGAACCTTTATACCTATTTTCATCAACAACTTCATTTGAATCAATCTTACCTAAATCTGTAGAAATAGAGCCTCCAACCGGCACATTAGAAAGTTCAATAACAGGGGCGTGAGGCTTATTTATGTAGTCCTTAACCGAAGTTATACGAATTAGTATTCCGTCAGGTTGAAACTGGGTATCCGAAAACTGGATATATCCACCTGGTACTATTTTGCCTCCTATTTCCAACCATTTGTTTTTAGCCCATATGGGATCTAGCTCACCTGTAAAGCTAAATTTCTCCTCTTCGTTCTCATAAAAGTACCTAACGGCCTCCTTAAACATCTCCCATGACGCTCCAGTCTGAGTTGTATCATCTTGGATATATGCCTGTGGTAGCTTGATATTAAAGATTGCATATTTATCCCCGATCGCCGGTTTTAAATTTTCGTTTGGAAGAGTAACACCATCTTCATCGAGCGGGACAAGTTTGAAAGTCCTTGTCGCATGATCATAGCCAGTCAGATCAGTGTCTGTCTGGACAATATCAAACTCTCTTTCTGCCAATACGCCAGTCTGAAATATCATCGTAGCTTTTTCTCCTGCAATTCGGCAGTCACGATAATTTAGGTCTTCGGGTATCGTGGTATCAACAATATTGTAAAACGTAATAGGATTACCAGCATCGTCTTTACCCTCTTCTGTAGTTAAAGCGGTAACTTCGCCAACCCTGGAAGGATAAATATTTGAAGCGTCATAACTATCTTCGTTATACTGAGACACTTCTTTATCCGCTCTGGTGATATACATACCATCCTTATCCGTCTTGTATTTACGTCCTTCGTATTCAAGCTCTTTGGATTTAGGTAATAATAGATATCGGCTGTTATACGTTGCCAGATCGATGTTCCTATCGCCTCCCTGCACAAACAGCATGTTTAGCGGTGATTTATCACCTTGGTTGGCTCTTCCTACTCCTGGTCTAAAGCCATTCCCCTTACCATATGATAAAGCTAGAGGCTCAGTCTTAAACTTCTCTACCTTACGTAAATGGATAGTCTTACCGTCTATTTCCCATTCTGTATTAAATTCTTGTGCTAACCTCCCAAGTACATCGTAACAATACTCATGATTAAACGATAAATATTTTTCCGTGGCTACAATACAGTCCCCTACAGTCCACCCCGAATCTCTCAAATTAAGATTGTCCACAAGCAGCTGGAGGAACATTTTGGGTTTGGCTGTTAGAGTAAATTTAAGCTGAAAGGGAATATCAGAAAGAGACTTATATTTGTATCTTTTGAGTATTTCCTGATTACTGCCGAATGTTATTGTATACTCAAAATTTCTTGTCCCATGCTTTTTAAAATTATCCGGTCTCCATAAGGTATATCTTTGTCCTTGATACTCTATATATGATCCGACAGGAATAGTTGCATATTCCGGGAGACTAAGATTTAGAGTAACAGAGTTATCCCCCATTATCGCCCGGTTTCTGACGCTGGAATCGTTAACTTGAACATCAAATAATACTTCGCCTGTTTTATCGTAGATAATCATATTTCGATATTTTACGATAAAATTATCCGATACTTCTGTTTACAAGAAATATCGGATAAAGAGAAACGTAACAGTTACACAAGTGTGACGATATTTTTTTTATTTGAACAAAACAGCCAGAAAAATAGCACTTATAGCCGCTATCTCTACCCAAAACATAGGTCTGCTTTGATAAAATTTATACCAAAAGTTCCCTTCTTTTTCTTTTACTATATACAACGCTGTGTATCCGATATATCCCAGCCATACAACAAGCATATACCATGCGTTGAAAGCAACCCATAATTGCGATCCAACAACACACATTAAAGCTCCGGCTAGATGTATCTTCCCTTCGAACTCTTCCTTGAAATTAGGAGCCGCTCCAACCATAAACATGCCTACGCATGCCAGGAAAGCAAGAAACTCTGTTCCCGGTTTACTTGCCTCTAATATAGAAGGCATAAGTAACCCTGCTGTCAACCACATGGTAGCTAAAAACCAATACGGATGCTCTAATTTATAAAATGTTGCACTAATTGAATAAGGCACACCCTTAGCTTTAATACACACCGCTGTGGTGTATCCGGTAATAATCAATAATGAAATAATTTGTAGTATCATGTTTTTAATTTTAAGTTAGTCAATCCACTGGTCTCACGTATAAATCAACCAAATCCTTAAGTTTTGAATAAACAGGATCTATTGATCCCCTATAACAAAAATACTTCACACGAACTCCATCGTCCAACTCTGTATAGTATTTGTCCTGCTCTAGTGCCATCCCCGAAGCATATAACTTTGGATCAAACTCTGTTCCCTCATGATTTTCGTCCAAGCGTTCATATAATGCTGCGGTATCAATCGAGGGTGGGTATATTTCTAGTACAGGATTAATAGGTTGTCTAACTTTCCACAACCAATCATTGTATAGCACACGGTTACCTATTTCCAACTTACCACCGATAAAGTCTATCCATTCTGCGTGTCCGTATTTATTCTTTATCGCTGTTGTATCATCCATAGTCATAGCAGAGATAGTCATACGGTTAACTCTCAATACCTGTACTTCCGGATCATGTTGTTTTTTATAATCAATAGCCGATTGTAATTCTTCCGTTGTTCTGTGGATTACATCCGGAAAAACAGCCACAGAGATTAATTCAACCTCTTCAACTGTTGTTGCATTTTGAATGGCTTTTATCAGAGATTCAATGACTTTATTACACTTTTCATCATAATCTGCCATCTCGTTAATAGCTTCGACAATTATATTTGACGGGTAAGCCACTGCATTAATGGTAATACTTTCTTTCCTGGAGCATTTATCTTTCATGCCTAATCTATCAGCTACATGGATATCATTACCATCAAGATAGTAATGACGAATATCTTGATTATATACCTCTATTTGTTTGATATTTTGCGCAGTTTGCAACAACTCCTCAGGGGTTGGTTCAGGCTCTGGTTCCGGATCAATAGGTTCTGGCGTTAATAGCATGTTATAAACCTCTTCCGGAGTTGCATCAGGATGATCATTATAAAACGACTCTTGATCTGCACTCAATTTTAACCAAGCGACTTTATTGTTGATAAAGTCTTCCCAAGTGTATACTACTACATTATCTTTAGTATTTAACTCTTTTTCAATCTCTAAAAAGAAAGGGATTCCGTTGTTATGTCCTATGTATATCATATTGTTGTAATTATATTTCTAATCCATTGCCATTATTATAATATTTTTGAATATCAGATTGAGACAAAGCCTTATCCCATATCATAACTTGTTGTATATATCCGTTAATATTACGAGAGGAACTATATGTATCACGACCTATCCGCGTGTTATCTATAAATTTAAGATATGTATAAGCATTACCATATGTGAATTTAACAGATTGCAGGACGCCATTGATGTAACATCTAAGAGTACTGCCATCGCTGGTAAATGTATACAACTGCCAATTTGTATATGTACCCCAACTCCATCCTATCTGACCATTATTATTTTCAGTGGCCATTAATGCTATTGCATTACGGGAGTCGTACTTGTCAAAATAAAAACCGTAACTATTAACATTTGACGTCCTACTAAATATTATAGCCGATCCATCTACCGATGATAGGCATTTTACCCAGGCTTGTACTGTATACTGACGTAATGTTCTATCTAGATCAACTCTAATGTTGGCGCTATTAACTAACTTTGCACATTTCTTACCAAACTTGCCTGTTTCGTATGTTATTGATCCGTCAGCCGTTCCGTTTACGCCTCCTACAGCATCTAATAAGTCTCCATCGAGTTTCCACAGATGAAGTAACCCGTTTGATTTCCCCATAAATCTTCTTCTACTCATAACTTTTTATTCTTGTTCTAATTTAGCAATCCACCATTGTCCGTTAACTCCTTCAAAGCTAAACTCAACCCTTTTTCCAGCAAGGCAAGTAAAGCTGCTTCCGCACATACTTACATAGTTTCCCGTAGTGGGTATGGTTATTACATGTTGTGCCGGACAGTATATTTTGACAGAAAAACTATGACCATTGTAAGCTGCCCCTGCATTATTTGCAGACAATGAACCATTTGCCGCCAATTCCACATATATTATATCTTTGGTTACGTCTAGGTTTGAAATAGACGAAGCCGTAGCATAAGAGTTTACTTTATCCAACTTAGTTCTATCGGCTGCTGACAAAAGTCCGCTTGTGTCAGCTAGTTTTGCAGTTGTCACCGATTTGTCGGCTAACTTTGCAGTTGTTACGGCATTGTCGCTTAGTTTTGATGTAAGAACCGCACCATCAAGTATCTTTGCTGCCTGAACAGAATTTGCCGCAAGTTTTGCTACTGTTACGGCATTATCGGCTAACGCAGCTGTAACAACCATACCCGCACCAACCTGATTAAACTGTACTGAACCTAACGATCTTAATACATTGTTAGTAGTATCTATTTCTACTTCTTGATACCTACTAAGCGTAGGTATCATGTAGATTAAGAATAGTCTCACCGTCCCTTCTTCCCCCGGCTGAACGCCTCTTACTAAACGTGCAGAAGTTTTACGAGTTGTGTTAGGGTCGTTAATCCAAATAACGTAATCTGCGTTAAGATAAGATTCGCATTCGGAGGCATTAGCAAACGGAATCTCTTTTCCAGCTGAGTTGTTTAGTAAGTCCCTAATAGGTAACATATAGACTTTTTGCATCGTAGAAACACTCACATTGCTAGATCCATTAAATGCAGTACCATTAATAGTTAGAGTTCCTTTCGTTTTATTAGCTGTAGTTGCAGTTGTTGCAGTATCTGCATTTCCTGATAAAGACCCATTAAATGTAGTTGCATAGACTGCGTCCCATTTGTAACTAGAGGTTCCTAAAGTTCCTCTCTTATCGACAATAGGTTGAAAATTACAAGCAGAAGTTAGCTTGACTCCAACCCTATTAGATATAGTTTGACAATTAGTCCAGAACTCCATATGAGTATCAGAGCTAATTCTCATTATCTCTGAAGAATCAGTACCAATATCATTTATAAGGTTAATAGCACTTTCTCCAGACCCTATGTAGACATTTCCTCCAGCTCCAATCACTAACTCAGACCCGTAATCAGAGTCACCATCCCCATCATCAAAACATCTAATAACGTATTCCATATGACCTCGACTATTCCTCATACAAATAAACTCTCCAGTAATCAACTTATCAGCTGGAGAGCTAAAAGTTAGACCTCCAGTTAGAGTACCTCCGCTTAAGGGCAATGCCCCCACCTCCGATGCCGTATATGCCGGTTTTGTAGCAGCTTTTGCCCATGCCGGAACATCTGATGCGGGCATAGAGGTTGGTTTGTTTTTAATAAAAGATGGAAGCTCCGTATTTGTTACGGTCCAATCCGATTGCGCCTGAACAGGGGCGGTATATTCCACAAAGGTCCCAACAGCACTATTATCTGAGGTAGGTACAAACAAATACTTTTCACCAGCTATAAGTCCGTTCTCCTCCGCAGAAACGTTGCCCGATCCTTTTCCCGGTTGCCCCTGAGGGATACTACCTCTAGGCTCATATATCGGCTCACCTGCATCTGTCTCTCCTATTTTAGTAAAAACCAAAGAAACTTCAGAGTCAGGACTTCCAGTTTCAATAGTCCCTCCTTGAATAATAGGAGTAAAACCTTGTGGGCCACGTTCAATAACAAAGTTCAACTTGTATTTGGGATTACCATTTGGGTCAACACCATCTTCTGAGATTGTTACATTGGCTTCACCTAAAGTAACATTACCTATACCAAACTGCGGAGTTTTACCTGTAAAACCAATTGCTCCAGACATATCAACAAGAAATCTAAAGCCTGTTTCAGTCCGAATGTAAAGTTGAGCATTATCAGGGTCTTCAACATCATTGGTGTTTATTAAAACAAAATCTCCTTCTTTGATTTCCGGATTATCCAAATCCGCATTCATGTCCGAAATAGAAGGGTAAACCTTTTTAATCGAGAATGCATCTCCTTTAACAAAGATATCCGTCTTGTCGTAAGCTTTTGCCTCTTTGTTCCATTTATACACATGGTAATCGGCTCCTATATAGGTCGGATGATCAGCTGTGTCTTGAGCATCGGCAGCGGCCCCTTTAGCTGCTAATGCTTGCTTATCTGCTTCCTGAGCTTTATTCTGAGCCGTCTCTGCTGCCGTATTAGCTAATGTAGCAGCTTCAGTTGCAGCAGTAGTAGCTTCCTCTGCCGTATCAATTGCAATTTCTGTATTTGATATGGCCGTTTCAGCTCTTTGGGCAGCGGCATTTGCTGCAGAAGCTGCACTTTCTGCATTTGAAGCCTGTGAATTTGCATTATCTGCGCTTGTATTGGCCGCCTCCGCTGCTTTACCTGCCAGTTCTGCTTTTTCTTCTGCTAGTTTAGCAGATTCATTCGCAGTAGTTGCCGAGCTATTTGCCAAATCAGCTGCTGCTTCGGCTTTATTGGCTGCTTCACCAGCTAAAGCAGCCTTGCTATTTGCCTGTTCTGCTGCTGTAGCGGCTTCTGTTGTGGCATTATCTGCATTTGTGATTGCTTCGTCAACCCTACTTGCAGCCTTATTGGCATTATCTGCAGCAGTATTTGCTAATCCAGCTTTTTCATTGGCTGTAGTAGCAGCGGTATTAGCACTTGCGGTAGCAGCATCTGCATTCGTGGTAGCTTTTTCGGCCGCTTCTTTTGCTTTATTCGTGCTGACTATAACAACATTTGCTTCCTGTTCGATTTGAGCCATTTTATCAGTAACCTCTTTAGCTGCATCTGTTGCAGGCTGCTTGTTAAACGCAAGATAGTCCTCGTAGGTTTTTCCAGCGTTGCCAGGCTGTTTCAGCCACAGTTCATAAGCGTTATCTCCTCTATTCCCCTTTAACAACTCCATCGACGCATGAGCACTCTCATTCGTCAATTTATCAAAGCCCAAAGCGTTAAAATTTGAGAGATTGGAGCTTGTCATAGCTTTTGTATCCGACGCTTTCTTTGGCGTCAATCGTTTATTCTCCCCCATATACGTTCATATCTATATAGTTTAAACCATCTTCTGTTATAATCAATGCGCCATCTTCTGCCGCCAATATATATTGTCTGCCTTCAATGCGGAATGAGATAAATCCAAGTGTAAGACTAAACTCTATCATTACATGATTCTTGGACGAACGAATCTTAAAGTTGCCGCTTTTCTTGTAGTACACCGGATAAGTGATACCTGTAAATTCGACATACAACATCTTTTCTCCCGGCTCTATCATTCTCGCGAAAAAGGCATTGTAGCAATTCCAAAAATTATCCATATTTGATGCAACAAACAGGCATTTCAAGGATACATCCATACTGTTAAACACAAGCGTTCCGGTATCATATATCTGGCCATCTATGACGCTTATATCATTTCGTATTAAATTCTGCTTGACTACTGGAGATTTGGTTATTTCGTCCAATCCTCCATAGACTTCTACCCCAAAGGAGTTAAAATTTATATCATCAATGTAATATCCTGAGTCTTTAACCCATGTACCAGGCGAATAAGACACAGGAGTCAAAGAGCGATCCAGATGATCTATCGTAAACTTTAACCCGAATGCTCCAGCCTCTTTTATGACTTTATTAGATGTCTGACTGGATAATCTAAAAGACCACTCCTTTCCATAGTCCGAAACACTTATTGTGTGATAACCTGGTTCGCTGACTTTAGCTATCAAATCATCGGGATTATCTGCAAAAAAAGTAAGAGAAACCTCTGTAGCTTGAAGATGTATGGTCTCTAAATCGACTTCTAGTCCATCCTCTTCCGGCCAATCATTTGCTTCCGGCTCCTTAATGGCTGGAAAAGTAAATAATGAATCCAGCCCATCAGTTATATTTGCCCCATAAGCCGAAAAAATATCTATGCCATCTATGTATACGTCTCCTCTCATCGCTTCACGTATAAACCGTTTGTTCTCACATAACTAACATCTTCATTTATCCCCTTTGTATCGGATCTGATTGTCTTTAGGATTGCACCTATATCTTCCGTATTATCCGCAATCCTATTATTGATATTTTTTATATCACTGGACAATTCTTTTATTGCTTCTACATTCTTCCAACCATCGTAACTCTGCCGGGTAAGATCTTTGATGCTGCCTGCAATATCGTATGATGATGTTGTCATTTTATCCAGGTAGATAAGGCCGGCAGTAAATTTACCGTCCAATTTTTCGCCAGTATCCTGAGACATGGATGCCAGCCCTTTGGCCTGCGCTGATCGGGTAGCATCCGCGTCTTTAAATAGATCTGCCAACTCAGGTAATTTCATAAGATTGTCCATGAAAGCATTCCCTTCCTCGCCAATTCTCTTAATCCACTCCTGATAATAGTCCATCTTTCCGGGTTCAAATAAAGTACCGGCTTCTGCATCAGACTGAAAAGATTCGAGGAATGGCTGTAAAGCTTTTTCTAAGACTTTTGCCTCTAATGCTTGCAAGATCGCTTTTTTGAACACTTGTTTGGTAAAATCAGCGGCGTCCTGTATATCAAATTTACCATCTTCAAAAGCGCTCTTGATAGACTCTTTCAAGCTGTCAAAAGTCATACCGGAAAGATATTCTTTGAATGCCTCTGCTTGATCAACGAGCATCTGGTCTATTTCGGCTCCTTCTTCTTTGAGTTTTTGAAGTTCTTCGAATAATTCTTTCGCTTTTCCATCCAGTTTGTTAGACATGTACAACGCCTCTATCTCATCATAGGTTTTCCCCATGAGAGATTCATATTCGTTCCATGTCTTAGCCTTCCGGAACCATGTTCCATGTTTATACCCTACACCGGAAATATAGCTTTCCTGCTGTAGCTGCTTCATTAAGGTATTAACCTGGGCATCAATAGTCTTCCTCTGCTTGTCAAGCTCAGCAGTAATACGGCTATTGTAAGATATTGATGTCTCACCAAGCTGCTGCTCCAGACGGGCACGTTCGCGAAGCAAGGCTTGGTATTCCATTTCGCCTTTATGCACTTCGTCATAAAACTTCTGCTGCTCCGCCCGGGCTGCGGCATTCATCTCTTTGACCTTTTTCCCTATTGAGAAGACAGAACCGATAGCCCCTAACGCCCCTGTAATAATACTTGCAGGTTTTGTAAAATCAATGCTGGCGATGCTTCCCAGTACGTTAGACAATCCGCTTAGTGCGGGTATATTAACCCCAATTTCCTGCAACATGCCGTCCAACGATCCAAACACTTGAGATAATTGATCAGCCCCTTCTAGCGCGGATTTTAATGCTTTCGTCAAAGCTTTCTTCTTCTCTATGTCACTAGAGGCAGCATCATACTCTTTTATATATTTTACCAATTGGGCAAAAGGATTGACACCAATAACATATTCCTTTGCCTTATCTAATTGATCAGTAACGGCCTTTAAATTAATCGGATCAAGTTTAGCATTTTTCAATTGCTCGCTAATTGTATCAATCAGCTCATTGACTTTCTTTGTAGACAAAGATTCCATGTCGTTAAATAGAGTGGTCCAATCCTCACTATTCATGATCTCATCTACTTTGATCTTGCCAATAGATTTCTCCCGATCCTTCTCCAACTGTGCGAGAGCTGCGTCTATTTCTTTACCGTTCTGTTCCGTTCTTTGCTTTTCTAAAGCAGCTTTGTCCTTGTCAAACTCTTCTTCTGCTTTAATGCGCTGAGTCGTGTAATTCTGATATTTTTTAAGGCTTGACTCTAAAAAGTTTTGCTCTTGTCTATCCCTCAAATCTTCGATAGACTTGAGCATTTTGGCAAGGGCTTCCAGTTCTTCTTGGGGCAACTGGGAAATAGATTTAATAGTTGGTTCAAATATCTTACCTTCCTTCTCCCAATTTGGATTAGCGGCTTTCCATGCTTTTTCTTCAGCATCTTGCTGGACTTTTACAAGTTCATTACCAAACTTAGTGACTTCGGCTATTTGCCTCTGATAATTAAACTGGATTTGAGCAAGAGTCTTGTCGGCTCCCTCTTCCATTGCGTTTATCTTGTTCTGCTCTATCTTCAGTTCAGCCTCTACTTCTTTTTCCGATATCTTTTTCTGAGCTTCTTCTATTTCTCTTATTCTATTGGCTACTTGGACTTTTTGTCTGTTTGCATTTTCTACTTTAGTTTTAATCTGATTATTAAGTTCTTTTTGTTGACTGAGCAATTCTCTATTTTTTGCTGCACGTTCCGCATCAAGCTTGTTAATTTTAGCTGTAGCTTTTGCCTCTTCATCTTTTGCCTGAGCATTCGAATGAGAAAGTTTATTTGTCTCTGCAATTATATCTCTATTTTCAACAGCTAATTCTTGTTCTTTTTCATACATTTGATTAATAAGAACAGAAGCCTCCTTTGAAGCCTTCAATCTCTCTTTTTCTGTCAAAGAAGAGTCTTGACTTCTTTCTCTAAGTTCGTTGATTTTAGCCTCTAATTTAGAGCGTTCAACAAGCCAATTACGTTGTTCTATGGCCAACTTATTTTCCCTCTCAGCTAATGCAGCTCTTTTTTGAGCTTTTTCATTATTTTCATCAACGAATTTCAAAGCCTTTTTCCCGGCATCTTCAATACCGGTTATCTGTTCAAGCCAAGCATTTCCTAAATCAGCAAAACCTTGTTTATAATTTTTCGAAAATATTTTCACTACAGCTTCGCCCATTTTCCCCAAAGCTTTCAAACGGACCATAACTTGGTCTTTTAAAAAGTCCGATAAATCCTGAAGCGCCTCTTTGGGCTTTGTGAAAGCATTAAATAGCCACTCTCCAACATCGTCAACAACATCAAGGATAGAATCTAATGTTTGCTTAAAATAGGCGCTAGAAACGTTTAACGCATTCTGTCCCTCTTCGGTACGTGTAAACCAAGAGGACAAAACAGCCAAAGCCGCAACAATTGCAGCTAAAGCCGCTCCTATAGGAGTAGCAATAAAGGCCAATGAGGCTTTAGTTAAAGTTTTGATACCTGACGCCGCTGCCCCAATAGGCCCAGGTAAAGCAGACGCTGCATCAAGAGCACCATCCATTGCAGAAGATAAGTTATCCAATGCGCTAGAATAATTACCCACATTACGTTGATGATTACCTATTGAAGCGTCTAGTTTCTTGATTTCAGTATCTAACTCCTGAATGCTTTTCAGCAGTGATCTACCAAATGTAGAATTTCTCTCTTCGGCATTAAGCGAACGATAAGTAGCTCTCATTCGACCTAAAGCCTGTGCCATCTGGTCCATTGACCCTTCTGCTGCTTGGTTAAGCTTAATGTCATTCTCTATATATCTTCTTAGAGAGGATATGGATTGTTTATGTTCCAGTTCGGCCTTTGACAGTTCGGTTCTTAACCTTTTTTGCTCTTCGGTAGCCTTGCCATTCGCTTTTTCCTCCTTTGTCAAGTCTGCAAGTTGCTTTTTGACATCGTCCAATGCAGCCCTTTCTCTTAATAGCCGTGTAACATTATTTTCAAGCGAACCATTCACCTCTAATATGGCACGATTTAATTCTTCAAAAGCCATTGACTGCTCCTTAGCAGATTCAGCCGCCTGGGATTGAGAAGAAGACGTTTCTGATGGTGTTTTCGTTGTTGCTGTTGCAGTAGTAGGAGCCGCGTTAGAATAGTTATTTATTTGCTCACTCAAATCCTTGTATTGCTGAGCCAATTTAAGCAATGCAGCCTCTTGCGCTTTTACATTGTTAATAGCATCTTGTGCCTGTAGAGCTTGTTCTTGTTTTAATTTACGTATTTCTTCTACAAGTTTTTCTATCTTACTCTGTTCCTTATTGATGTCCCCAATGATGGAAATACCTTCCGGACTGTCAGCCTTAAAGCCTTTTACCAAATCTTTCAAAGCGTCAATCCTGGCATAGGCTTCATCAACTTCTTTGTAATTTGCTTTAATTATAAACTCTATAGATGGCATGCTTGTAACTTTTTAGCCAAAGTTATCAAGGTCCTAGAGGGTGGTGAAATATTTCGGGAGGAGAAACGTAACAGTTTGAGTACTGTCACAAATTAATTCTGATGGAGGGTTTTAAGGGTGGGGAAATAAAAAAAACCGGGGATTAGTCCGGCTCTTGCTCTTCTGTATTGTTTTTGTTTGATAATAACAAGAATATCATTAAAAGGGCTTATAGCACCTTATAAGTCTTCATAAATTCTTAATGGCAAATACATTCTTCTTGTTGGTTTATACATATCACTATTGGTTTGATAAATAAAACCATTTTTATCATAGAATTTATTTGTTCTGGGATTATTAAGAGAATCAACTGTGATGAACTGACATCCGCTTATTTTGTACTCAATAAATGTATTAGTTACAAAATTAATAATAAAAGTACCAATACCTCCACTTTGTAAGTCTTGTCTCACTGCTAAGTGACCGATATTTATAGCAGGGAAAGCGGATTGTTTTTCAAATGTATCTATATATTCTTCATTAATAATCGTAGAAGAATCTGATATAAAATCTTCTTTTTCTTCTTCAGTAGATAATACCACTGCGTCATGAGCCAGAGTAAACAGTGCTATGATTAATTCATTTTGATCTTTGACGCAATACGCTGTGACATACTTATATTTCATGCAAAGACATACTTCCTCATGAAAGAATTTATCTAATTTATCATCACCACATGAGAAGTCTGAAAGATCATCTGTAGAACAAAGCTGATGAACTGAATAATTAATATCCAAGAATGGGATTTTTACCTCCATTGTTTCGTCTTACAATTTGATCTACTCTTTTCATTTCAATTTTACGGGACTCAATCTTGTCTTTTTCTTCATCCGTAAAATCCCTTGTTACGCATTTTCGCATAACCTCTCTAAAGCGCTTTACATCATCAACGCTAACTCTTGGATTTGGAATTGTACGAATCATATCATTATGATTTAAGTTGGACTTTATAATTACGTAACAAAGATACGTATCATAAATGCCAAATGCAAGACTTTTTTAATCCATATTAAAACAAATTAAATGTAATTACAAATATACTCATCTTGTGGATCATAGATTGTTAATTAAAAACACACTAATTCCCCTTCCCTCTCACCAAAAGCCCGGTTCCCCGGGCCATATCACATCTGGTACGACGCTTCGTAGGACTTGCCGGAGGAGCATTGTACCAGATGAAGAGAAGTTTGTAAATAATTTATTTATTTTTGGGGTGTTAAATGCCAATCTTTATAATTGGGGTTATTTTTGATACTATTACTGTTTTCTATATCTAAATAATTATCTCTAACATCAAACATAATCAGCCTTGTCATAGAAGAGTAACAATCGGGTATAGTTCCTGATATTTGATTGTTTCTAACATCTATATTACCTAACCTGGAATCATTACTTATACCAGAAGGAAGTTGTCCATCTATGTTATTGTTTTGTAAATAAACAACTTCTAAATTCAAAGCGTCTTTTATACTATTTGGTATACTTCCCCTTATTCTATTGTTTTCTGCATGAAAAAATCTAAGCCCTCTACACTGAAATAATTTTTCAGGGATAGGAGATTGTATTTCATTTTCTTCTATAAACAAAGAATGAAGATTTTCTGATATTGGATTTTTTTCTATAGTAAACTTTGTAAAGTTATTATTGTGTAACATCAAATATGACAATTGGTCACATTGAAAAAAAGATTTGGGTATTTCTCCTGTAAAATGATTGTTGCTCATGTCAACATACTCAAATTGAGTACAATTATTTATTGACTCAGGTATTTCACCTTCAAATCGACAGTTAGAAATTGTCAATCGTTTTAGTTTAGTTAGGTTTCCTATTGTTTTCGGTAATCTTCCACCTATATTAGAATATTCAAAAGATATATTTTCAAGAGAGGTCAAATCACCTATACAATCAGGTATTTCTCCCTTTGCATAAGCATCATGGCTAATCCATAAACGATAAACTTCAACATCTCCTTTAGCCATAACCCCTTCCCATTCATTTAAAGGTTTATCACTACACCAATTTTCATTGTTAACCCATTGATCTCCATTTAAGGCCTTATATATACTAATGAGAGCAAGCCTTTCTTTATTTATGGATTGTTTTATAAGCAATGTGTCGCTAAGCTTCAGCTCTTTATTAGAGATAATACATTTAGCAGATCGTTCATTTTCGGAATTGTTCGGCCTTACTTCAAAGGAAATATATTTATTAGAGTTTGCATCATACTTTATCCAATCTTTATTTTCACCTTCTAACTCTACAATATATTCTATGTTAGTATTTATATGAATACTCCCTGATGTTTTTTGAGGAGTAAACACCAACTCCTTGGCTTCAAATTTAAGCGTATTTTCAATAGGATAAAAATCTTCATCAGTTACTTTATCTTTTGGGACCTGTTCGTCTTCCGAACATGCGCAAAGCAACAAGGCCATCATTGAGATGGCAAACAATATCTTCTTCATTTTACTATAGATCTAATTTGTATTACTACTATTTCAAAGAATTAAATATTTCTTCATATACTTCTATCTCTGAAATAGTATTATATAAATGAACATTCCCTGAGCCAAAGCCTTTAATAATATATTTAAAAATCAAATCCTTACCTATCTTTCTATTGCAAAATATCCATTCTTCCTCATATTTTGTATATATGTTTTCCCGTTTTACAACACTATCTACAGTTAAAACTAAATCAGAACCATCTTCGTCATAGTTAGTAAAAATAATTTGCTTGTCTTTCTGATAAATTTTTCGAGCCTTTGTATCAACGACATTTGGGTTCTTGTTGTTTGAAATACGAGAATTATAATTTGTTATGGTTTGAGAATATGCATTAATGCAAAAAAATGCACATAATATAAATAAACACTTCTTCATTTTATTATGGGTTAAGTTTACGATACAAAACTACCCTACTTAGCCAACATAGCCAAGCAAAACGTTAACAAAATGATAAAAAAGTGCTGTAGAATATGTTTTTGAGGCTTATTGAATAGATTTCAGTAGATTTTCTATGTCTTGACGTGACTTTATCTCGTAAATAGTCCCTTTCGCCTTAATGAAACCGGAAATTTCGCTTTCCCCAGGAGATTCGGTGAAAAGTTCCCAGACTTCTACATTAAGAGCATTAGCCACCTTTTCTAAAGTACCAACTGTTGGATTGCCTTTTAAAGAAGCTCTTAATGCAATATCGGTGACACCTACTTTTTCAGCTAACTCCTTTTGCAATAGTCCTTTCTGTTTGCATATATCTTTTATTCTTAATTCCATAATGTATAATATATGTTTTGTACGCCGCAAAGTTATTCATAAATATGACAAAAACAAATATTATATCATTTACCAGCTATGTTAAATTATAGTTAAATGTTATGTTCCATCATTCAAAAACAAATAATATATATTATGTTTGCAACACAAAACAAACGATATAACATTTACAATTATGGCAACACAGAAATACAACAAAAGCGAAATCATGAAATCGGCTCATACATTATATAAGGAATGTAAGCAGTATGGTAGAACGTTCGGATCATGTTTGAAACAAGCATGGGGTTCGGCTAAGAACATGGTCCGCTTGGCTGAACAGAGAGCAGCTTTTCAAAAGCAGATGGAAGAAAGAAAGCATAATGTTGTATTGTCTCATGTTGGTATGAGTAGCTTGTATGCAAACCGGGCTTACTCCGGTGATTAATCAGATAATATAAACTATTTAATATATAATTCGTATGAAAACAAGAGCATTAAAAAATTTTGGTCACATTTCGGAAACTGTTACGTTTCTGAGGGTAAAAAATTGGGTTGGACATTTGGTGCTTCATAATTTTGTGTTATGAGATTTGACGGTTACGTGGCAGTTACCGTAATAAGACATTCGGGCTCTATCTGAGTAATCATTCAACTGCCACAATAGGATGATAAAAAGGTGGGGCCCTTCCTTTTAAAACCAATAGATATGATGACTTTTGTTCAAATATCAAGAACTTTTGGAGACTGTACTGCTGTGTATGATGTTCTTTTGGATCGAGAATATACAGTAAGGGAATTGATCAATGAAATTCTAACTCGTAACGAATGGGGTGAAATAGGCGTTTTGCAAGGGGCAAAAAGAAATCTTTTTGACGATCCTCATTGTGAATACAGATACAGCGAATTACTATCTACATTACCTGATGAATATTTAAATCGGACGATAGGCAAAATCAGTGCAAACGGAGGATGGAGCTGCATGAACTATTTATTAACACTCAAATAAGCTATGACAGAGTTATTTAAACTTATTAATCAATACAGTTTTACCAAAGTAATTATCATAGTCTTGATCGCAGGAAGCATCAGTTATTCTATTGCGTTCTATTTGGCTATATATTTCTTCATTAAGGCGAAGAAAAAGATTTTTAAAGATAAGTTATAAACAAAAATCCGCATTGGCGATACGTAGTCACCTTTGCGGATAATCAGAAAACAAATCATAGTGCAAAGTTATGGAAAATACTGAATTAACAAACAGCGGATTTTATTATTTTGACTACAAAGGAGCAAAAATACCTTACTGTAAGTACGAAAAACGTATTTATGTCGAATGTAAAGGATTGAGCACAGTCGTTGGAACCGGTGTAGCCGTATGGCTTAGGGATAACCGGGAAATAGTAAACAACTACGCATCTAGCCATAACATGAAGGTTAATAAATGCATCATAGGTGCAACAATATTGGTACTTGAACTTGCCTTGATGTATTTCAGATCCTTTAATAGTGAATTGGCGGAATGGATGGAAGGCCAGGGGTTAACTTTCGGAGAAAAACCAGAAGTGAAAATTGTATCTGATAAAGTAGAACTTATCCAAACAGCTACGCTACTAGGTAAACAGATCGATGTTTATGGATCAGCTGAAAAACCGTTGTTCTTGGCTAGAGATGTAGCTGAATGGATTGAATATGGATTAGATAAAGTTGGTCAAATGCTAAACTCTGTAGATGAAGATGAAAAGCTGACCACTATAATATATCGGTCAGGTCAAAATAGACAGGTTTGGATGCTAACAGAAAACGGACTATATGAAGTACTCATGTTGTCTCGTAAGCCTAAAGCCAAAGAGTTTAAGAAGGGCATCAAAGAAATCCTGCGAACCATACGAACAACCGGAGGCTACATGGCAACAAGAGAAGACGATACCCCTGATGAGATTATGGCCCGCGCCTTGCTCGTTGCTCAAGAAACATTGAAGAAGCGGGAAGAACGGTTGAAACAACTTGAAGCCGACAATCAACAAAAGGAATCCCAGATCGCCAAACTCCAGCCGAAAGCCAACTTCGCAGATGCCGCATTTGCCACCGACGACAAAGTAGACATCGGAATGGCCGCTAAAATCCTAAAGTTGGGATTCGGACGTAACACCCTGTTCCAAAAACTGAGACAAGCCGGTGTATTTTTCTCTAACCGGAACGAACCTAAGCAAAGATTTGTTAATGCCGGTTACTTTGAGATGAAGGAAAAGTTTATTGAGCGTGATAATCATCCGGGATTTGTTGTAACAAAGACGTTGGTCACTCAAAAAGGCCTAGCCTATATCAACCATCTGTTTGGAGGCAATCCGTCCGATGGAAAACTGGCTAAAATGGTCTAACAGTTAAATAGTCCTTTTATTACTAAAAGCCCGAAACACAAGTAAACTTACTTTATATTAAATACGGATAAGTTATAAAAAGGGCATAAGTTATAAGTCTCAGAAGCATAGCATTGGTTACTAGACTATTAGACACAACAAAAGCTTTATCCAGGAAGAATATTGGCTGTAATCTTTCTGAATCAAGCATAAAAATCAATCTGTCAGAGGTGGTTTTTGATCTCCTTTTTCTAGTAACAAATCAAATACTGAATTTGTTTTTAATTATAGTCAGAGAACCGGCGATATTTATTAAACCTTACTTCGAAGTATACCGTTGCTATTTTTCTGGGATTTAATAACCAATAAAAGATTGTTATGAACATAAACTATGGTTGCTACACTGAAAACACAGCGTAGCATCCTTTAAAATCCATTTTAAATATTGACTGAATATAAGTCAATTGGAGGTGCGTTTAAATTCCGCACAGCCCATGTTATACACTAAAAGTAAAGATTTTATGAAAAATACGATTGAAAATTTGGATATGTCGATGAATGTACGCACTTTTGCAGTGCTACAGTTTTATATACATATTTGGTTAGGGGATTTTTTATGCCCTATTGTAGACTACTGCCTAAGATATAAGCAGAGGTTTCTCCGTACATATTCGCCCCTAAGCCAATATGGAACTGTAGCAAGTTGGAGAAATTCTCTGCTTTCTTTATTTATCAACTATTAATTTTCATTGTTTATGCTACAGTTGAATGAAAATTACTCAAACAGCACTCCTATTGCTGTGTTAGGTACGGTCCAATCCTCCGACATGGATTACATCACATCTTTGCAAATTTCTGAATTGACAGGAAAGCAACACGCTCATATTATGCGTGACATTCGCAACCTTCTGGAACAAGGAGTAGCCGAATCCAATTTTGGATTGGGGTCATACACAGATGCTAACAACCAACAAAGGCCTTGTTATAATCTAACTAAAAAAGGCTGTTTAATCCTTGCTAGTGGCTATGATGCAGTTCTTAGAGAAAAATTATCAACCGCTGGGAAGAACTGGAGAATAAACGAAAAGAAAGCTTTCCGGTTCCACAATCCTTCGGCGAAGCCTTAATGCTGGCCGCACAACAGCAGATACAGATCGAAGCACAACAAAAGCAGCTTATGCAGAAGGAGGAAGAGATAACCGAGCTGAAAGCCGAGAATGTTGAACTACAAAAACAAAGTGAATACACTCGTGTGATCCTTCAAAGCAAACAAACCGTCTTAGTTACCCAAATAGCGCAGGATTACGGAATGAGTGCAAGAAAATTCAATTTGTTACTGCGTGACCTGGGAATACAACACAAAGTCCGTAACCAATGGATCTTATACGGAAAGTATTTGAACAAAGGATACGTTCATAGTACTACTCATAACTATACTCATACAAACGGCAGTCCAGACGTTAGCCTAAATACTGAATGGACGCAAAAAGGACGCTTGTTCTTGTATGAGGAGCTAAAAAAGCATAGTTTTCTTCCTCTAATCGAAAGAGAAATGACGAACTAACAAATTATATCATAACACATTATCGAGGTGCGGAGTAATGACGTACAGCCATTGTTACACCCTATTTTCAAACAATATTAAACCTAAGTATTGCACATGGAAGCAAAAGAAATAAAGGTCAATTTAGACCTAATGAACGCATTAATCAAGATGCGTGAAGCTAGTATTATTTTCGAAGAACAGTTGAATGTTATAGGCGAACAAGCCGGCATTGATTATATAGAAGAAAGAGAAGAGTTTTTGGATGGACTCACCCATTGCATGAACGCAATTGGAAAGATGATCGGGGAAAGCGTTGTAAATGGCGTTTGCTGTTCGATACCAGGTAAAGCTGCTACATAAAAACCAAATAGCGAACTCTCGCACGATGGAGTCTTTCGTACCCAACGTGTCCGTTCAGATGCCCCGGCAGTAATACGGCTGCCGGGCTTATGTAAAAAACAATTATTTGATTTGATTGTTGAACCAATTAAATCATTAGTTTTGCAAGGGGAAATAAACATGAAAACTAAAATGAAAATAAAATTCGAAGGTCAAACGCATCAAATAGATGCTAACACTTTGATAAATACCCTTATACACTACCAGTCTGTAATAACGGAAGCCAATAAGGGGTTAAGTGGTGGTGCGAAGGCTATAGAATTAAAAGTTAATGCTTTTGAAAAAGGGTCTTTTGTAGTAGATGTATCCATTGAAGAGAGCTTTATCCTACAGATGTTTTCCGGGGACACGATGGAATATTTAGCGAATCTTGCTACAGTTGTCGGAGGAGTATTTGCCGCATATAAAATATTAAAAGGCAAACCAGCAAAATCAGATAAAGAAAAAGATGCTATCACTATTAATATTAACAACAACAATATTGTTGTTAATCAGACCATAATAAACGTATATAACCAACCTTTAGTTAGAGAAGCTGTATCTAAATCAATAGAGACGGCAGATGCTGACGCAAATGTAGAAGGATTGATCGTTGATAGTGACGGACAAAAGCCTGTTGTCTTTAAAAAAGAGAATTTCAAGGAATATATTTATAATGATTTTGATACAGAGAATGAAATTCCTAACGAAATTTCAGAAGAAGTCGAGGCGCAGCTAACGATAATAGGACTAAACTTTGAACCCGGAAGTAGATGGCAGTTTATATACAACGGTTTCAAAATTCAAATGATCGTAAAAGACGATGCCTTGATGAGAAAGATAAATGAAGGGGAAAGATTTGGCAAAGGTGATTCCATAAAAGTCAAAATGAAAATAACAAAAAGATACAATCCTACATATAATGCTTATGAAAATAAATCCTATAGAATCATTGAGTTTTTGGACCATATATTAGCCCCAAGACAAAAAGACGTATTTTAATCCTCCGGTAATATGGCCGGAGGGTTTTGTTTTATGGATGAATAAAGAAGGAATGCTTAATCAGGCATGTTGTTCCTTGCCTTTTCAATTGCCTGAATAGCATAATACGCTGTTACATTTTCAGCTACACCACGATTAAAGGCATTACCTTCGTCCATACCGGCCAATATACGCTGTAATAAAACATTGTTATTAGCCGATATCTGAAGGTTTGCCTCTTGTAACTGTATGAGATATTCCAATCGATCATTCATCATTTTTTACCCCTTCTACGGGCCATCATGTCACCGCCGGACGATTTCTTTATCTTCTCTCCGTAACATACTCTTAGCTTATCCTTTTGCATCATAAGCAAGTTTTGATAAGGGATAACCTCATACACTTCCGTATATGATAAATGCAGATTTTCCATTATGCTGGCAATCTGACCGAACATTGTGTCGTTTCCTATTACCTGGGTTCCGCCGCCATCCTTGCTACGCTCTTCGCTAAGGCGGCACAGTCGAAAAAATCGTCTACATGTATTAGGCTGACGACTTTGCCGAATGCTTCTTTTAATTCTTCCAGGGTCGATTCATTTAAAGATGATACAATTTCTTTAGACTTGCTTTCCCAGTCATCTACATTACCGGCAATAATAATAGATAAAGCCTTTATTATGCGCTCCACATTACCGGGAATAGAGAAAAGGGCCTCAATCCAATTGGCTTTATCTGGGACCTCGATCTTTGCAAGCGATTGTATTGCCCTTAAAAGCACTTTTATTACAGGAGGGTAAACAGTATGCCCCTCTCCTTTTAACACTATTGTGACAAACCTATCACCTGTCAGTGATTCTGCCACGATATTAGCTGCTTTGTTCATAATTTTAAATAGTTAGGGCGAGGATAAAACCCCGCCCAATTGAAAACCTAAACCAACCTATTAAATACTAGAAGCAGCCTGTACTTCTGAGTCATAATACCAGTATTCTGTGCTGATAGCTGTATTTTCCGGTTCCATTGCTGTACCAACAACCGCCAATCCTGTTGCACCGTCTGTTTCGGCCTCACGGGTAACAACAGCCCCCTTCGGGAATACCGCCCATACGTCATCTTCCGTCAATGCCATCAAACATTTGTGGATTTCGTCGTATGTTCTTGAGCGTTTCCATCCGATTGCTTCCCCTCCGGTTTTGGTAATGACTTCTCCACCCATAAGATTCTTTTTGGTTTTGAAATCATATTCACCGATAGTGAAGTTCATTGTAACCTCTCCCAGCTCCGCAGACTGCCGGTAAGGTTTCTTTGTTAACTGATTGTTGTATCGCGTAACCGAAGCTTCCGATTCGTCCATTGACCAGGTGTCTTGATGCACATTGGTCACTTCTTCCGTCTCCGAATCTTCTAGGATTGACTTTAGCATAGCCGGGGTCAAATCTCCGGTAACCTTCGACGGCTCTGCATACAATAATCGTTTGATACCTACTGCATTCATATTATCTCAGTTTAAAATTTGCTACTTTAAAAAATAATCTCACATTCACAAAATAAGAATCTGTTTCCGGATCTTCTTCTGTGCTTAATTCGTCTATGGTATAGGTTCCTTTATGACCTTCATATTCAAAATATCCCTTAAAAAACTCCTTTTCTGCAATCTTTTGAATCTCGTTCAGTCTTGCGCTATTGGGAGCCGGATAATTGACATTTGGATCATATGGGACAAAGATGTTAACATTAGCATAGCCTTTCGACCAGGGTGTATTCGTCATGCCAAGAACATTGACAACAATTCTTTCAGGGACATGTTTTTTCTTGTAAGTAGGATGCTTGTCTTTGTATACCTGCATACCAGGAAAGACTGCTGCAGCCTTCTTATAGAGCATATCCTTTATGTCTTCTACTGTCATCATTTGTCTTCTACCCCTAATTTGTCAGCGGCTTGTAAATAAGCCATTGATGATACATCAAAGCCTCTTTTCTCTACATAAGAGGCGTAAGGCATACCATTCACTAGAATAAGAGAGTCACCCGCTTTACTGGCATTTTGTATCGCCCGCAAAGCATATTTCTGAGCGTCTGTCTTGCTAAATGTATTAGCAACCTTTTCCTCTATCACTTTACCGTCATTAGTAATAGCGTAAGCATTTGAACTACGAAGATTTCCGGTCCTATTTTGATAAGAGCCTTTAGTAACCGCGACATTTAAATACAGGTCACCTGCTATACGCATATCGTTAGTTACCTCTTTTTTGAGCTGTGCCTTAGCTTTCTTAAGGTCCGAAAAATCATATTTAGTCTTTATGCCTAAACCCATACCTCCGAATAGTTCAAATAGTTACACTTACCTGGCTTGATAACCTCTCCTTCGCCCCTAACGGAACCATCTTGCTCTAATGCCCTCACATAATCACCTACCGATAATTTTATATTGCCCGCGATCACTATATGGTAGTCGTAAACTACCATGTTACCAGCGACGCCGATCTGCCGACCAGCACCATTGTCATCACATCGACACGGACCAATTGTTTCCCAGGCGTCACCACCGGTCCCAGGAATGGTATTCCCTTTGTCATCCCGATCCGGTTCGATGTAAACCTTTTTTTCTAGTATGTGAGGCGCAAAATACATTACCAATACATTGTAGCGTCAGAAATCCGACTTGATAAGACATCTTCTATTCCTAATTGCTTACACAACAACGAATAATAAGCCTTGATACCGTCTTTATCCCAAGATACGGAGAATCCATTTTCGTTCACCGAAGTTGGACGAGCAAGCAATGAAGGAATAAATACAGCTATCGCCCTATTTACTTCAGTCATATTCTCTTTTGTCACTTCGTCCTCAAGAGATACAGAACTGTTCAAGGTCATATCCAAAAGATCGGCCTCCGATAAATGCATACCGAAAGAACCGATCTTTTGAGTTATGTAATCAGATACCGTCATGATCAATCAGGTTCGGTATTAAGTGATCCAATACCGTTAATTTCTGTAATGACCGGCAATGCGAACGATTCCGCTTTAGTGAACTCTACACCATTGGAATTCTGTGTTTCGCCTACTCCCCACTGAGCAACACGAATACGTCCATAATTTGAGTATGTCACACCCGGCTCCGGCCTTAATTCGTTGTTTACATATGCATTCTTCATAACTCCCAGATTACCGGCAGGTATAAATACCAGATTTTTGGAGTTCCAAGGATTATACGGTGTAAACGTTCCATTATTCTGAATCAAACATTGTCTTCTTACCGGCTCCAAGACTGGCAACTCGTTCGTTCTCATAAATTCGTTGAACTCATTTAACAGCAGAGGAGTATTCTGTTTGTCTGTTCCGAAAATCACCTGCTTCATTTTCTTTGTACGTAAAATGTACGAAATTTTGGCAGGAGAAAGGAGAATACGATCAAATACAACTTTGTCCGAGAAAGCGTCTACCATCCCCTGAATATCTTCGAAAACATCGACATTAGTGATATTAGCGTCCGTCCATCCCAATGTAACTTTTGCTTTGTTTTCTTCCGGCATGTTATAATTGATAGTCGTTTTTACACCGCCTTCAGGGTTGTTTGTCTCATCCAATGTAGCAATACCTTCATTAGATAAAGCTCCCATGGCGATGATATCAAGTTTTGCCTGCACGCCTTGAACCGGAGTCCTGACATTTCCCCACATAAGTTCTATGAGTTGACGTTTAGCGTCTTCTTCGGGAATAGAGCGACTGTCAAGAATCTGCAAAACCTTTCTGTAGTCTTCAATCGTCATAGGGAGTGTAATTGCATGATGCAACACTTTCTGGGCGATTGTTTCAAGACCATGAGTCCCCAACACCGGCTCTTTTGATTTATCATCAATAGTCGCAGCGGCAATAGTCACATTGTACTTGCCTTTGATTTCTTCAAAATTAAGTCCTACAGATGGAAAGTCCCATGTAAAAAAGCGTTCGTAAAATACATTGTCAAACAATTGCTTATGAAGCCTTGACACTGCATCAAAACGAAGTTGAGTCTGTCGTGTTAACTCTTTGAAAAGAGAGCTGTATTGAAATATTTCTGCCATATTTTTACTGTTTTACGTAAATAATATTAGGGTTGTTTTTTAAGCAGACACCTTGCATCCATGAGGCCGGTAAATCCGGTACATACCCTTTTAATACTACTGCATCATAAGCAGCAGATACTGTATCTTGATCATCTCCTGCCAATGGTTCAGTATCTTCCCCTACTACCATATTTGGGACATATTTAGCTTCTGCATCTGTAGTTCCGGTAGCCTCAATTAACATGTCCCCAGCAACTAATCCGGTGATTGCTGCAGAAAGAGTCAATACATCATAATCTTCATTTGATGTATCAACAGACGAAACATTAACCCCTGTTGTTTCTCCCTCTTTCATTACGACATCTCCAGCCTGAAATAAAGCCCCTTTATTCACGCGTGGTTTTGTTGTTGTACCACCGGAAACAACCTGAATATTTTTTGATACTGCTGCCGTAAGAGTACCAAAAACAATATGCAAAGGTGTTCCCTTCTTTATTACAGTCCCTTTGGGAAATGTCTGTAACAATTTGTATCCCCCAGGAAGAATTTTAGCTTCTCCCCGCCAAAATACCGGCATTTTTCCGGAATAAGTTTTACCTTCAAATTTAATACCCATTTTACTTATTGTTTTAATGGTTAATTTGCATCAGGAAGAGCTCTGGCCCATTCTTCTGCTGACTCTTTTGCTTTATCGTCCGGAGTAGACAATACGCCTGATGTGTTACTACTCTCAAGCCCTGCGGTAACAATGTTTTGTTTAACACTAGCCAAATAAGACGTTATTGCAGCTTCATCCATTTCTGGAGTTATAGCAAATCCTTCTTTAGCTCTCCATTCCGGTATACCGAGTTCTTTTGCTTTAGAAGCGATCATATTAGCTCTTGCACCTTGCTGTTCCTTTGCTTTGTAAGCGTTTAGTTCTTCCTGGATAGGAGATAGCTTTGCCGCAATTGCTTCTTCAATCAACTTCTGTAAATCGGGTTCTGTTTTTGTCTGCTCGCCCCCAGCAGCAGCGCCCTCCTTCTTTTCTGACTTAGCTTTATTAACAGCGTCTGTCACACGTTTGTCAATACCGCTTTGTAGCGAAGAGAGGAAAGGCTTTTGACCATCAATAACAGCCTGTAAATTGTCATCAGTTACAAGTCCTGTGTTAGCCAAAGCTTCGGCTTGTCCCTGTAAGATATCATCACTTAACCCAAAACTCGAATAAGTTTGTTTTAAGAGATTAAAAATTTTGTCTTTCATACTTTATACACTTTAGTTTAATTTCTATAGCATAAAATTACAGGTAAGTAAAGATGAGCGGAAATATTTGAACAAGAGAAACGTAACACTTTGAGAACTGTTACATTTTAATTTAAAAAGGCAGTAAACAAAGCCTTTTTGACTCTTTTACTGCCTTCTATTTATTGCTTGATCGGCTGCGCATGAGCTGGAACATCTTTTAAGTCGAATGGACTAGGAGTCATTGCTTGAATGCAGAGATATAATATACCGTCCTGCGTATAATAGTGATTGAATACTAGTTCCATATTTTGCTTATATGGAATTGGGTCTTCCATTGTGCCAGCGTGCTCTTCCGCATCTACGATCTTCCACAGACTTAATGTCTCTGTACCCGGCTTCCAGTTTTCCTGTGTTGTATGATCTTTGACGCATTCATACAGGATATCGTCAATCCGATATCGTTCACCGGCTTTAACGTCAATCTCAGCCCTCCATTCAGGAAAATATTCAACAACCTGCAATGCTTCTTTTGGAGATAAATTATAGGTGTTGATCTCTTTCGTTGTTTCCGCATTGAGTTGATCGAGTGCCAAAATCCGACTGAAACTACGGTTTACAACCGGTTCCTCACCTTCCGGATAGGTCCATTCCTTGCTGTTTAATAATGCAATAAATGCTGGATCTCCAAATGTGTAACGAGGAAAATCTTCTCCGCTAAACGGTGACAACATCTCCTCATGCAGGATTACTTTGCTTTGATCCGTGCTTGTCCTCATTTCTGGGAGGATTTCAATTCCGTGGGACTTAGCCCATAGTAGGTTTACTATTGCGTATTTCATATTACTTTTCTTTTAGGGTTTGTAAATAATCATATGCTTTAATGCACTGGTCTTTAGTTAGGACTTTGTCATTGTAGATAGCTAGGTTTTTAAACGCTATTTTGGTGAAAATAGTACCGTTGTTTCCTATAAACAAATTAGCTGTATCACCACTATTAAGTTCCCCTATTTTTATGTTTAAATCATTCCAATCATCGTCATAGCATCTACCATCTGAACATATAGCTTTTAGTGATTTAACATATAGTCTTGTATTTACTCCTCTAAAAGCAATATTAACACCATCAGAAATATTATTAAAAACATGAATTTGTGGATGCAATGATATGCCAGCATTTACAACTGGGGTATTAAAGAGTACCCATTCCCCTATTAATGTAAAATTTTCACCCCAATTAATATTTGATGCCCTTCCAGAATCATCCACTCCATCAGTAACCAAGTATCCTTCGTAGTCAGGGATGATATCTACGTAAAAATTAAATCGCCCAGTTGACGAAGTACCGTTGTAAAAAACTATATTAGCAGGCTTTGCTGGGTCATCATATATAAACTCGTATGATCCATCATTAAGATATGATTCTCCTTTTATTAGCAATGCTGTATCTATATCCAATGCTCGTACAGATAAAACACCACCTTCTGGCATATCGCGCAGATTAAACTTTATCCGAATACTAGTAACATTCGATTTAACTAAATTAGAATATGAACCGTCTGTTTTAAAGTGTAATGTTCCATAGGGTTGCCATTCTGATAAAGAAGCAGATGGACTAAATGGATAAACCCCATACCCACTATCTTCAGCAAACGCAAAATTACTCAACATCAACTTATTACCATTACCTGTTAGGTTCTTAACTGTAGCACGGTCTTCATCATCATTGGTTTTACCTGTTATACTCCATGCTTCATTGAAGGATGCAGGATCAAAAGTTTCTTCTCCTCCTGTACCTTTTCCGCTAGGCATGCCTAGCTTAATCCCGGAGAGGTTTATCCCTCCGAGATTAATGGTCGATAAATTTGTATGACTTAGGAGTATCATTGTAGGATCTGAATTGATAATGGTTCGGCTGTTGTAATTATTCTCACTTTCAACCCGGCTTTGCCTCCGCTGATAACATCAACCACATTTTTAACACCTCTGTGATTAAAGGCTGCTATTTGCCATGTTACGCCATCAAGACTAATCTCAACAAGGACATCACTATCATCTTTTGTTGTCACTTGCAAGCCTGCGTTATCAGATGTCATCTCAAAAGACTCACTTACATACTTGTCTCCCTGCTTTGTATTATTTAATATTGTTGCTGCCATAAAATATATAATTAATGATTGTTGTTATATATAAATACCAGATATACCACCTTTTAAGCGTTATCTTCACCTCTATTTGCCCTTTGATTGCCTTGTCCTGCACTTGTGTTATTTTGACTGGACTGATTATCTTCTTTATTGCTTTCATTGTTATTTTGATTTTGTTGTTTCTCTTCCAATATTTTCTTAATTTCTTCAGTCGGCTTATCAGTGACACCCAGCATCTTTATAGCAGTTTCAAGAGATACTATACCATCATTATATAATTTACCGATTGCAGTCCATTTTTTATCTATGTCCTCCTGAAACGGCTCAGAAAACTCGAAATCTATCTGTAGTGCTTCCAATTTTGCCTTAAGTTCAATATGAGTAACATTTTTCATAATTGCTAAAATCAGGTTTTTCTCCCTATCAACTGCAATCTCATATATTTCTTTACGATTATCCCGCTTCATGTAGGATGGAGCCATTGCACGTTTTAGAGCTTCCCCTGTTAAAGTACCTAAGCCTTTCGTGTTTTCGGGAGAAAAGTTAAATGTAAAAGTGTCATTCAAAATAGACTCTTTCAATATATCCTTTTCAAACCGTTTAAGTTCTACGGAGTCAGGAGGAGTAACATATTCAAACACGCTATCAGAGCCAAAACATCTAATAACCTCGCCTACATCATTCGGATCAGATAGAGACTCAAGTACATCTGCTGATACCTTGGCCTTCGGGTCTGCAAAATAATTATTTGTATCTGCGGACTTGGAATCCACCTGCTCATCTCTATTTATACGACTCTGCGCCCCTTCCCACTCTTTTTCTTGCTGATAATATATTATATTAATCTTACCGGTTGGATTGACAATAGTCGTCACTTCCCATCCTTTATTATGCTTTTTGCATCTATAGATAAATTGCGACGTCTGTATATCAAAATGCTCAACAGTATTCAGCCCCTCCTTAAGGTAATAGCCATAACCAAAGGCCAGCAGTGTTCCATACTGGTCAAACATTGGTCTCAAGGTGTATCCTAAAGACTTAGCCAACAAAACAACTTTTACCTCCGGTTTATTCGTCTCTTCATTTCGGTATATATGATACAGTTTCGCACATTCCGTTTCGGCCCCCGCTATTCTTTTTGCTTGACGCATTGTTGTATTAAAGCGGGTATCTTTTAAAAACTGAGTAAAAGCATCAAACGCTTCATCTTTAACATCAGGGTCATTTTTACTCCATCTAATAGGTTGGCCTAATAAATAAAATAAAGCTACTTCATTTATATAAGCCTGCCATCTTCGTGGGAGTTTCTCTGTTTTATATGGTTCCCTACCCTTTCGTAGCTTATTAGGACGACTCATAACATCATGGAGATTAGGATCATATTCTTGTATCGCTTCTAATACTTCCAGGTCCCTATTTTGAAACATTTCCATAGCCTGACTTATATCCTTATCCTGGATAAGCGTAATCAAGTCTTTAGTTACTTCAGAGTTGTTCATTGACTGCCCTCTAAATATATCAACTATATAGTTTAATATTGATCCCATATCTTTTTTATTGTTAGTATATACCTAAATCCTCTTTACTATATTGTTTTGATGTTAGGACCTTACCTAACAGCTTGCCTATCGTATAATATCTTGTACCATCAATTAGGTGGTTATAAGCATCAATAGGCTGATTTATAAACTTGCCATCTTTGTTCTGCTCATAAACATAGTTTTTTAACTCCCTGATGTAATTAACAGATCGCTTTGTTACACACAATTTATACTCCATCATCTTAAATAATCCTCCCATGACAGAGCCTTTATATTTGTCGGCCGGAAAGATGATGATCCCCGCATTAGCAATCTCCTGTATTAACCGAGGGTCGGCACTATCTGCGTAAACAAACAGCCCCAACTTTTTTAACTCTTTAATTATCTCGCTTGTTAGCATGTGAGTGCGATAGCATTGTTCGTCTAAATATAGCCCACCATCAAGTATTCCGCATTTGACGATAGCCGTAGGGTCAGAACTGTATCCAAAATCCAGACCGGCAGCAACCTGCTTTGCATTTACTGGAAATTCATCTACAATCTCAAATTCTGGGAACACTAAACCTTCGGCCATAGCTTGCAAGCCTAAACCATAAACAGTCCACAATACTCTATTCTTATGTTCAAGAGACTCTATTTCGTCAATTATTGTCTGCTCCAAAAAAGGATTGTCTTTATACGTTGAGATAAAATGATAGGTTCTAGAATCCTTATTAAGCTCACATAACCAATGTTCGTCTGAAAAAGAGGGATTGTAGTCTACTATGGAAAAATCGGTAGTACGCATAATGAGTTGCTGCCATTCCAGAAATGAAATTTCGTTTGCCTCGTTACAGTATAGGATATTGCGTTTACGACCTCTGATCTTTTGCTCGTCATCCGTCGAGAAAAACTCAACAAACGAACCGTTAGGGAATGTGTAAACCATTTCAGACTTATTCATACAGCGATTGTCCCATATCTTGAACTTATCCTGCATGATCTCTTTAAAATCACGGAACACAGAACCTTTTAACGCAGGCAAAGTCTTTCTGACAATAGACAAGGATTTTTTATTCGCTAAAATGTAAGACAAAAGATAAATAAGGATGTTATATGTCTTGCTACTCCTGGAGCTTCCCTGGGCAGAAACGATCTTATATCCGGACTGGACGGCATTATCGACAGTAGTAAATATTTTAGTCGTCTGGATTATCGGCATGAGCTACATCCTCCCTTTTATCAATAACCTGTATTACATAATGAGTTTCTTCCTCCTGCTTTACTTCTTGTTTTACTGGAGCATCCCATCCCATCATTTTAGACAACCGGTCTAAAGCGTCTATCTTAGAGTACATCTTAACCTCAAATCCTTTCTCTGTACTTTTTACTGATTGTATAGCTAACTGGAAATGAATAGGTAATTTCGAAAGATCCTTTATTAAAAATATACGATAATTCTCCGTCCGTTTAATCTCTAACATATCGACAACATTAGCACGAGCTATATTTGTCAGTATATTAACTGCTTCATCTTTATTTAAATCAGAACGCGACTGAAGAGCGGCCTGAAGTTCTTTGACCCTTACCGAAACCTTACCGCTGCTAAGAAGTTCGCAAGCCTTAATGTTTATTGTTTCACTTTTCATCTTATCACAAGAGTATGCACGCCTGTAAGCCTCAGATGCGTTACCACATTCAAGGTAATAGTTACAAAACTTTTCTTGTTTGATAGTGAGAGCCATACAAAATCTTTTCATCAAAGTTAAGCATGCCTCCTATGATGACATGCATAACTTCAAATCGAAAACGTAACAGTTTGGTTTCTGTCACATTTTTCTTTTACAGATAACCATCGGATCGAAGTTTACCCTCCATTAAAGCAATTTTATTATCAACATCAAGCCTAAAATCCCTGTAATGCTGATAAGAAAAAATCAAATCTGAACATATCCTGGATACAGCCGAAGGAGCATTCAGCTTTAATGCATGAGCAAGTCCATCCCTTACCCCTCTGTTTAGACATCCTCCTGCCAACGTAGACGGAGAATAAAGAAGGACAATGATAAAGACAAACTTCTTTCTTTGTATAGCTCCCAGCTTCCGGGTGTTTCCCATGCCAAAAGCCTCGATAAAATAATTGTGTAAATACGGAATTAATGATAGGTCTGATAGTTTTGGTTTTACAAGTTCTGATTCCCGAACTGATAAATTAGATATCTGTTCGCGGATAGACATTAGTTCAAATATTTCAGAGACCATATTGTGTAACTTGTTTGGTTACGATCATGTAGCACAAATGTACTATTATTTTTCTTATTTACAAAATGACTCAAACCTGGGGAAATGTGAGCTATTTACAGATATGCTAAATAACATATAAAATAATTGGCAAAACATTTGCATATATCACAAATCTGTGATATATTTGCATTGTAATAATTAATCAAGATGTGGCGGCAACACAATAAATGCGGCAGAAGATTATGAAAGCAATAGCAGTTAAGAACACATTCAATGCAAAAGAAAGTCTGAAAAATCAAGGTTTTGTTTATGATCCTTCAACAAAAACATGGTCTAAGGACTTCGCTTCTCAAGCTGAATTTGACGAATTTTACTCAAATTTTACAAGTGTCACCTATTCAGGAAGAAGACAATCTAAATTTAATTCTGCGGTAGTTTTTGAATTTGTTGAAAACGAACCGGAAGTTTCTGAACCGGTGAAAGTAGACTCTAATACATCTAATCCAGAAACAACCGTAATCCCTTCGGAGGAAGAAGTTGTAAGAATGATTAAAGCTGGTGAGATCAAAGATTTTCACTTTTCTTTAGGTCGTTACAAAACAGTACTAGATGGTTATGTCATGTATATGGAAGAGGGTGGCAATACCATAGATATTAGAGAGGCTGGGAAAATATCAGCAGAGCATGAGAAAAATTTAGCCATGATCATCAATCAGACTGCTAAAGCCTATATTACTCGTTTACACAATAATCAGCAATATTACTTTAAACAATCATAATATGGAAACATTCACAAACGTACCGTCCAACTTTGGACGGTACATAGCCATAGCAGAATACCTGCTATTCGACCGTACCATAGCCTTGAGCCGGTCGAATTTACTAAGTCAAGCGATGATCCAACCCAATTACTTTTTTGTTGATACGATAAAAAAGATACATGCTGGTGGCAAACAAAAAAAGGAGTGGTTTAAAACACGGGAGGGAATAAAGAGATATAAGTATATAAACGCTTTGTTATCAAGCATAGTAGACTCATTTCCTTCGGAAGGATTACCTGCCAGATTTACATTGAGCGAACAATCGATAATCATGATTAACTATAATCAACAAAAAAGTAAACTATATGAAACAATTGAAAAAGAAGATACAAGGGGACTATGAGCTAGGCGAGCACATAACGACGTTATATGCAGCTTATCTCGATATAGATGAAGATAGAGTAATCTATATTTTTGACGAACAATCCCGGCCGGAAGAACATTACCAGTTTTTAGCAAGGATGGATATCACGCACCCCTATTTTATGCTGGGAGATACAGCAGACTGTAAGAGTGATTTTATCATCATGTTTAAAAAAGAATTATTGAAGGAGGGACTCTGCAAGACCAATATCGCCGGCACTTTATTCGCTTTATCTGAAAAGGATGCTGAGCGTATCCGGATCGGCAAGCGCATAGCTCAACTCCGGGAGCAGGCCGGAATGTCACAGGCAGAATTGGCCGAAAAAATAAATACCAAACAGCATGCTATATCCCGGATTGAAAAGGGTGCTTTTAATGTAGGATTTGATACATTGCAATCGATAGCCGAAATTTTCGACATGAATATTGATTTTACAAAATAA